ACTCAGCTTCCACCGCACCCTCAATCGCCTTGCCGTTACCCGTGATGGACAGTGACACCTTGTTCACGGGTCTGGTTGAATCCCAAGCATGAGTAATGGCGATGCTCTGCACCACGGATTTCACTTCCGTAGCTTTTTCCACGACTTCGATTCCGTTCATTTGCCCGATTGCCCGCGCACCCTTGTTCAGTCCACGCGCCAGGTTGATCCGAGAATCGCCGTCCAAGTCCTTGAACTCCTGCACAAGCGCGTCCCCCGGCTTCATCTTCATCTTGTTCCTCCGGCGAGTCGGAAGCAGGTGCTTAGGAATCTCCTTGAGCCAGCCGTAACGATCCACCCACGATTGCAATGTAGTGCGGGGGATGCCTAATCGGTTGCTCGTTGCCGTCACCCCGATCTCGATAACGAGAACCTTGAGCGCGTCTTTCTGTTCATCCGAGTATTCCGATCTGGCGGGGGCAGGCGTTACGTCTTTTTCCATAAACCCGATTGAATCACAGCTTCGATATGCTTGCAAGCCCTGTTCGCAGGCGGGAACCCGCGCACGATCAAGGGATACAGGACATAGCGGAAATGGGCGCAGTCACATTGTCCATCCGGCCACTCCGGATCAGACAGATCAACGAGATAATCCTTCCCGCTATTCGTGGAGTGGACGAAGAACAACCCGTGACCGTATATGCGTATTACGGGAACGTCAGGTTGTTCAGCTTGGCTAGATTCCTGCACGCATCCTCCCTATCCCGTCCAGTTGCGCACAGGTTGCGCCGAGCGCACGCTTCCATCGAATACCGCTCCACAAGTTGCACGAAACTGCGATGCTCTGGATCATCTTTCGGATGAGCAAACCACGCGATCCACGGGTTGCCGATTGTCCAGTTTTTCGAGTAGTAGGTGCATACGTCATGCTTGATCAGGAAGTCGGACAGCTTAGGCTTTGAGGCGTGAAACTGTGCTACGAAATCACCCTCCTGCTTTGGCTTTTTCATGTAAAAAGGGGTCGCGCCACCCGCATCACACGATGCAGATGCACTTGTTCTTTACCCACCACTTTAGTTCATCCCTGTGACTCTTTTCAAAAGACAGGAACGGCTTTAGCAGCAGACAAGCGGGATAATTTACCCAGCGCGGTTATTAAGTTCTTTAAGTTCTTCGGCTTTAACGAGTTCCGAGTATCGGTTCACGGCACGACGATACGGCTCTAGCTCAATCGAGTTTTCTTTCCAGCGTTCGCGCTCGGCGGCGTAATCCCGTTCAGCATCAGCCAATGCCCTGCGAGCGGATTGCAGGGGTGAAGGTTGTGACGGGGGCAGGGTGAATAGTTCGTCGGTGTTCATGGTCGTGTTATTTCGATGATCGTATGCTCCGCTTCGCCTTTCGCGGCTTTCCTTTGGCTCGTTTCAATTTTGCAGAGTTCCGGCGAGTCGTCTGGAATGAGGCCAGCGTATCGGCAGCAATCCAAAACATATTTTTCGCACAACCCGTCCTCATCTGCAAGTCGCTTGCGGCAACTGATAACGCGGACAAGAAATCGTCCATCTGCGCGTCCTTGAACTTCTTTCGTTTCCAGTGGTGCATCGCAAGTATTTGATTCCACAACGGGAGTCGTCCGGGGATTATCAACGTGAGCTTGTCCATAGTCTTGTAGGTTGGCTTGTATCAGGGATGCAGAGGCATTCGGGAATAAGCGTTTAATCGTGTGCGGGTTCATCTATTGTGGCGATTGCTCGGATGATTTCTTCCGCGACTTGCGGGACGATGGCGTTTCCCAATCCGCGCAAACGGTGTGACCGATGGGGTATCCCATGAGCCACTCGACCCATGCCGGATTCAGCGAACCACTGTGATTCGGGTTTCCATCCGCATGATATGCCGCTGCCTGCGGAAGCCCATCCATCCGGCTTTTGCCGTCCTTCCGTGTCATCGCCTCCGGGGTGTAGCTGCCCTTGTGATCCCTCGCAGTTGGCGTCGGAAACATGGGACTGTTGAAAACCACCGCTGTCAGGTTATTTTGATGCTCGCTCCGCATCTTCTTCGTCGCCTTGTCGCTGTCCTGAACGGTCGGCGTGGGCCACAATCCAAACTCTGTCCCTTCTGTGTCTGGCATCGACGGCGCAAGCCGGAATAACAAGCGGCCAGCAGGAGTAACCGATTGCTTCCAGTGAAGAAAGGATATTGTCGAGTTCCATCGTGACGATTCCAGCAACGTTTTCACCAATGAGCCAACGGGGTCTTGCTTCGTTAATAACTCTGAGCATTTCCGGCCAGAGCGCACGGTCATCTTCCGCGCCTCGTCGCTTCCCGGCGACACTGAAAGGCTGGCAAGGAAATCCCCCTGTGAGCAGGTCAACCCCGGCGTAGTCGGCTCCGTCGAGGTCGAAGATGTCGGGGTGGAGCGTTGGGAATATACTGCTGCTACATTCAAGTTTTGCATGGCGTTCTCCCGCTGTAAGTGCTCCCGCCCCGTGACGCTTCGGTAGTCCCGCGCTTGTGCTGTCAACCAGAACCGCTCCGAACCGTTCTTTGAGTATTTGTTGTGCATATTTCTCTTTTTCGCAAAAGCCGATTGTTGTATATCCGCAGGCTTGCGCGGCTATCGCAAATCCTCCGATTCCGCTGAAAAGGTCAAGGTGCGTTTTCATCTTCCTCCCGTTTCTCTGCATACGCGCCATTGCACTTCCGGCAATCGCCAGCCCCGCAAAATCCATCGGCGCAATCGAATCCCTTGCGCTTCGGCTTCCCGAACTCATGGCGCAGGTTATCGGGATCAGGGTCGTCGTAGTTGTCGTATGCGTCGGACATGGCGGTTATTTTCATGGGAATATCGGTTGATCTTTAATCCAATCATCCACCCATTTTGTTCTGATTGATGATAGCTTCTTTCCGAAAAAAGGCTTTTTAGGCGGATCAATATCCACGTATCTAGCACCCTCGCACATCGGAATTACTAGCTCTCCAATCTTAAACGGCCAGCCAACCGCTCCATCAATGGCATCTATTGCTTCTTGAATTGTCTCCGCTTGAACCAAGGCGTATCTTCCGCCAGTGGCTCCCGCGCCCCAATCTATGATGTATGTATTCATTATTTTATAGGTTCAAACTTGGTTAAAGGCCCATTCCATTCCAGCGGAACCTCGATACCCGATGCACCCTCGCGCTGCTTCTCCACGCGCACCTTGCGCGTCCCGTCCTCCTTGTTGTAGTCAATGGCGATTACAGAGTTGGCGTCGTTCTCGATGTCCGCAGCTTCCCGCGATACCCCGTCCTTATTCACCTGTGACGGGGTGATGATGATGCACTTGAGTTCGTCGGCCAGCTGCTTGAGCGTTTGTGTCGCGTGACCGATGGAGAGTTGGCGAGTCCCGAAATTGCCTTCAACGTGCAATAATTGTATGTAGTCTATGAGGACATAATCTAGCTGCTTCTCCGCATTCGCGCTTCTGCACTCCCCGATAATCGAGTTGAGCGTCCTGCACGACTTCGGCATCCGTAGGTTACTCGCCATCAGCTTTTGCACGGCTCCGGCGACATCCTGTTGCATCTGCTGTGTCCCTGACATATCGCCTGTCCTGAGCGCAACCTTCATCTGGAACCGCGCAGCCTCCATGTTGTGACCGGATATGCCCGCGATAGCCCGTTTAAGGCATTGCTTCGCTGACATTTCTAGCGGGAAAAACAAGTTGTTGCTGCCCCTGATAGCCGTCTCCACGATAATCTGTGACCCTAGAGAGGATTTGCCGCTACCCGTGCCGCCCTTGATAGCTACAAAGTCAGAACGATAGAGCTTCAAGTTCTGATCGAGTGCCGGGATGTAGGTCGGCAGATTGCTTTCATCCTCTTTCCCGCTGGCTATCTCCTGCAAAATCTCCTTCAAGACTTCCTTGATAGGCTGATCCTTGATCCGCCCCTGCCCTAGTAGTTCACAGACTTCCCTATGCAGTTCAGCCGCGAGCGCATTGACCCCGCCCTGCTCGTCATACGCCTTGCTCGCATACTTTGTCCCGATATGAATCAAAGCGCGAGCAATCGCCTTTTCCGTGAGTAAGCCAAGATAGTATTCAGCGTTGGCGGCAGTTGGCAGGAACGTGAACAGGGAGGAAACGGCAGCAGCCCCACCCGCTTGATCCAGCTTGCCCTTGTCGCGGAGGAACTGCGTCAGGGTGATGAAGTCCAGGGGCTTCCCTGCTTTCCATAGCGCGGTTGCCGCTCGAAACAACAGGGAGTGAGCGGGAATCAGGAAGTGCTTGTGAGTGATGCCCATCTTGCTGCATATCGCACCTACCTCGTTTGGGCTTAGAACGAGGCACGATAGCACCCCTTTTTCGGCTTCTTCGGATTGAGGGAGCATCCGGTGAATTGCCGGAAGGTAAGTCTGTTCACTCATATCACTCTCCCCCATACCGCGACAATCGCAGCATGACGCCTGGGCTTCTGGCTTTTCATGTAGTGAACCACTTGCAGGTTGTTGCTGACAGCGAATGACCGCATAGCCGCACCAATGACGTTAGGGCTACCATCCGGCTCGCCTATCGCCTCAACCACTAGATCGCTGGTAACTGTTCCACGGGCTTGAACGATCATCGCAGCAGCCGTGAAAAAGCGTTGCTTCCATTCCTCGTTATTGGCGAGAACCTTGGATATGCCACTGTCGCGCAGCGCGGGGCCGGAAAAGTCGAGTTCGTTCTGAGAGTTCATAGCGCAGGTAGTTGTTTCTTCCAATCCGCATCCCCGACTTCATCGGGAGTCTGATTCGTCCCGTCAGGACGTTTAGGCCAATCGTTGTAATTCTCCAACAGGGCATAGCGTTGTCCTGCTTCCCCGATACACTGTCCACGGGATTTCGCGGGTTTCTGTAACTGGAAGTTCGTCGTGACAGACCGATCCGCGCACGCACGATTGATCCAATTCACAAAGAAAGGACGGGAACATTTACGACGCTTCGCTTCACACCAAACTTGAGCCTTTTGCAGTTCAGCGGGAATGTTGATGCCGCGATAGGCATCCATCCGTTGCAGTCCAGCAATCCAATCGGCATCAGGAAGCATCGCGGGTTTGCGAGTTGCAGTTTGACGGTCTTTGACATCGTTTGACAAAGTTTGACCGACTTCTTCCTTCTTACTTCTTCCTTCTTTTTCTTCTGCTTCTACTTGGGCTAACGGCAGCTTACCGAGTTTACAAGAGTTTACATCAGCTACATCGTTACCGCTCCGGCGTTTACGCATATAGTCCCTCATGTATTCCCTCCTATCTTCTTCGTTGCGCGTATCCCGATACTTGCAATAGTTTACGCAGTAGTATCCCCGCTCGCAGTCAGACAGTATCACGCGACGACCATCTTGTTCCTTTGAATTGGAGCTTTCGTCGGGCGACATCAGCGGCACAAGCGCATCCTGCAACTCCTTTACCGATATGTTCATCCTGCGGGCAATCGCCACATCAGTCCCTATCACGTATCCTTGAGGATCGGCCATAGCCAGCATCATCATAAAGACATAGCGAACGGGAACGGCTTCCTCCATTAAGGAGGATTCGGTGATTCTGCTCATCAGTTTTGCATACATACCCATGACTGTTAATGTTTACAAGTTTACAAGTCAACTGCTATTTCTGCTTCCTTGGTTTCTTCTGTGATTTCTTCTTCCACTTGAGAACGTCATCCCGGACAAGCTCATCCGTGTCGGGGAAGTAGATGAACGTGTCACCGTTGAACGTGATTCCCCCGTAGTGTCGCGCAATGCTGAATTGTGTCATGCGGACATTCGTGATGCCGTATGGCGTGCGCTTGTGCAGGTCGCACTTGTCGAGTCCGTCTAGATGTGTAGCGGTCATTTCTTCTTCCTCGGTTTCCTGCGCTTCAAGTCATTCCAATGGTCGCACTTCTCGCAGAGATACCCTGTAATCGTGAAGTTTGATGTGGCGACAAGGTTCATCGGCGCACCACATTTGCGGCAATCGGTGTCGGGGTTGTTCATTGGAATGGATTGACGTTAAAGGTTTTGATAGCCCAACTCGGCAACCCGATTTCCGATACCTCGTCAGGGTATATCGGCCAGGAGTTGTGAGCCGCGCAGAACTTGAACACTTGCAACAAGCGACGGTATTCGTTGCGCCCCTGCTCCACGGCATCATCGGACAGGCGGTAAATCCGGCAACCGTGCGGCGGTTCAGACTCAACGGCTACAAAGTAGAACGACTCAGCCTTTTTCTCCGCGAACTCGTTGTAGAGATCAAGGTAGAAGGCAGCTTGGATGTAGTAGCCGTAGGTAAAGATGGATTTGCCGAATCCTTCGGGCCTAGCGTCATCGGTGGACTTCAAATCCCAAATGTCACCAGCCAGCGCATCCAGCCGTGCCTTGACCTTCACCCCGTCCATCTCCCCGAATATCGAGACTTCGGTTGCCTCGAAAATCGGTAGAGCGGGATGCTGGCGCACGGCCATAGCCATGCCCTTACTCTGTTCCCATTGATCTTGACTCACGATTTCCCCTATCTGCTCTGCCCGCCATGCCTTGCCCTCCTTTGTGGCGAACGACATCCCATCAGGTTTAATCGCCCACCACGGGGCTACGTCAGGCGTTAAGGCTAAGTGGTGAAAGAGTCGCCCCATAATCATAGCAGGAGTGCCTTCACGGGGGTTCTCCTGTTGATGCCGGAAATGTCCCGGCGAGCGCATGAGAGACTTCATCGCGGATTGCGAGAGTCCTTCGATTGCGCGGTAGGTCGGGTCTGCTAATCCTTTGTGTATTCCGTTGGTAATAGTCATAATATGTAAAAGTTGTGCAGTCTCTCCTGCTGTCACGCCCATAGCCTACGGTTGCTACCCGTTATGCCCGGCTGACGTTTCCGTATGCGGTCTATCCCGCCGTCACTCTGTCCCTCTTCGGGTATGCAGGCCGAGTTAGCCCGTTCAGCGAGTCCAACCCCGCTAAAGTGTTGTTGCTGCTACCAAGGAATGTCGTCGTCAGCAGTAGCAGTTGTTGCTTCGGGTTTTGGAGTGGACTTGGCAGAGGGCTTCCCCTCAACCGCGCCGAACACATCCACCGGATTGAGTGGTGCGTCACCGAACGCCTCGCCATCCTCGACAAACTGGATGCCCGTGAGTTGGGCGTTTATCCTTTTGCCGAACTGATTATCTTGTGCCCACAGGCGGATACTGGCGTTGATGACGCATCCGGCATACGGTTTCCCATCTTCCTCGACCAGCGCAACCGTTGGATCAGTGTCCACGATCACGGGGCGTTTGTCGGATGAAGCGGAGACGAACATATTACTGTCGTCGTAGCCGTCATAGTCTTTGCTGTTGCCTTCCTTGAGACAGGGGGTGCAGCCCTTGGGGATTCCGGTAGGCCATTTGGCTTTGCCGACTTCCGTCATTGCAGCTTTGACGGCGGCAATGTCCTTGGCGTTGGTTGCTTTGTCCAGCAGCAGGGATGCGCTGAACTTGGGTGTGCCGCCACCTTGCGCGGCTTTCGGCTTCCAGATTGCAGGGAAGCTCAGTCTGACGTTACGTAATACTAGGTTGCTCATTGTTGTGTTTTGGTTGTTGTTGTGTTGTTTGGGTTAAAGGGTTTCGGCTCGTCGCCGGGTTGCAGGAGTTCAGCTTTGTCGTAGCAGGCTTTCATCGAGACACGACCTAGCTTGAATCCAATGCTGAAATCGTCGTAGTTCATTTTTTTCGCCAGATCAGGAGGAAATGCGTTCCACACTTCATCGGCAGCAGCTTGATGCGGATCGTTCATAGTGAGTAGATGATTGCCACCATGATGCCGCTAAGGATAACGGCTATCAGAAGCAGGGTTGTGATGTTGCGCACTCGGCGGTATTGCGCGAGTGCTTGATTAGCTTCGCGGGCTAGCTGTTCAACGGTTTTCATGGCAGCATCGCTTCCAAGGCGAACTTGATCCATTGCTTGATAGATGTCCCCTCTTGCGCAGCCGCAATGCGGATACGCTGATGCAGGGAAGCATCAATGTTGAGGGTCTTATTGACCTCTTTTTCCTTCGGTTTTTTGTCAGTCGTTTTCACGGATTCCACTTAAAGCAGAACCCCGAAATCTCGTCAATAGGAAAAATGCAAAAAGACTTAAAAACTTAATAACGATACCTTGATAATCGGGTATATCAATCAACCCTTTGACGAAGTATTGAGCCTTTGCCAAGGCCGATTTCACCTGTAATCTCTCGTTTTATTTTGCTGTCCATGTTGTTGATTGATCCGCTGCTCTTTTTCTCGTCTTTGATGCGAGAAGTGATGCCGAGAAGATTGAGCATTTGCAGAAATGCGCCACGGGTGATGCCCTCTTTTTCCAGCACCTTATCGAGATCACGCCAAGCGAGCGGAAGCGACGACTCTTTTAAGTAATCCAACGGCCCTTCCAGCTTTTTGTCGTAGGATTTCCCGTCCAGGATAGCCGTAGCCATTTTGATTTCACGGCTAAACCTTCCAGCGAGGAACAGCGCAAGCCCTGTATTCCTGTCGCGCTTGACATATTTTCCATCCTCTTTCGTATAGCCAGTAAGGTATCTCGCAGCCTGCGTGACGTAAGCCCCGCGCCCCATTGATAGGTCTGTCCGAGTGCCGTGCTTGCCGACGAACTTGCCGAAATCGCTATCCAGCGGATTGATGTCCTGCTCATTCCTGTCTCCGAGTAGATACGCGATGCTGCCAACGGTAACGATAGTAGCGATTGCGCGAACGTATTCTTCCGCCATAGCCGCCACCACCTTTCCTTCGCCAGCGATAGCCGCTTCCCTCATATCCCATGCAGAAAGCCCCTTCATAATTGAGAGGTAATAATTAGGCGCAAAGAAAATCCGATTCAGCGCACCACCGTTCTTGATTCCGCCTTTTCCTGAGAAGGTATTCGCCAATTTCCCAAGCAGTTTAAGCTGTGCGTCTGTCGCGTTTCCGTCCGGAAACCAACGGCGCAGAAGCGACTTTGCTACAACCAGCCTCATGTGACCAGCGATAGCACCGAACGCTACATTGCTCGCCTTGAGTCCGCGCCCGATGCCGCTTCTCCAACCAGCATACTTCAACATATCCATTGGCCCGCTAACGATATTCCGAACACCGCGCATCCCGATCAGCTTCTTCACGGCTTCCGGCATATCCTTCCAGCGCGTCTGAACGTCAGCTAATCGCTCCAACACGTTCACCATATTTTCTTCCCGCGCTTCGCCCATCGTCTCGCTGATTTCCAGCCCCATCTTCTTGAATGTTCCGTTCTTGTATAACGGCTCCTGACGCGCCCGCTCTTGTAACTCATGCGCGTAACGATCTGAGAACAGAGTGAAGGCAAACGCCTTGACTCCTTTACCAAGTGCTTTCCCGGCTTCCAACGGGTGCGCTGCCGCCGCCGCTGCCGTTTGTAGGAATGCGCTGAAATCGAATGAGAGGAAAAGGTTGCGGGTAGCATCCCAAGTCTTACCGAGATTGATAAGCCCGCGCTGCACGGATGTCAGATTCGCTAGTCTGTATTTCTCTACGCGCCTTGCGAAATCAGCTTTTTTCTTTGTTAGCTCTGCCGCTAGTCTCATCGTATCCGGGTCTTTGGATATATCGAGTGCGGGCTTTTTCTTGCGCGGTTCAAAGTCACCGCGAGCCGTGCGATCCGCCAGGTCTGCCATTTGGCGAAGGATTGCCGCTTTCCTGTTGGCGATCTTGAGCATATCATCGTTAGCCCGAATCTCTGCCAGTTCAGCGCGTTTAGCTGCAAGCTGCTCCCGTGCGAACGCCTGTTGCTCCGTGTCCACTGTCATCTTCTTCTGCGGTTTAGCCCTGCCGACCATCAGCGATGCTAGTTCGCTTTCCAGCCGATTTAACTCCCGCAACTCCGCATCTGGCACAGGACGCGCAGCCTTGCGCTTCTCTGCCAGTTCAGCAGCGAGTGCATCCCGTTTGGCTCGCAGGTTTGTGACGGCTTCCGTCTCCACGGTAGGATCGGATTCCTTTTCCTTCGGCGCAAACTTTCCTTCGGCAAGCGTGGATTCCAACTTCTTGATTTCAGACTCCAAGGCAGCAGTTTTCTTCGCCTCCTGTATCGCCGCATCCATTCCCTTCAACGCCTTCGTCTCAGCCCGCGCAGCTTCCGCCCTTTTGCGTATCGCCTCAACCTCAACGAATCGGCTGACTCCTTTTGCAGCAGGTTGCGCGAAGATACCCTTCTTGGCGTTGGCGAGTTCCGCCATAGCCTTTTTCTCCAAATGTTCAGCCAAGCGGATTGCAGCTTTTTGCCTCTGTTCCTCGGTCATCTGACGCTTGCCAAACACCGCAAGATGAGCCGCATCCACTTCCGCGAGTTCAGCGCGTAAGGCTTCCAGATTTGGGCTTGTCGGCGGCACACCCTTTTGTTTCAGCGTGCGTTCGCCCTTAGCGATCTCGTAGCGCAGTTCCGCGATGCGGTTACGAACGCGAGTCTCCATCGCATCCAGTGAGGATTGCAGCCGTCCAGCGGCATTGCCCTCATCAGGCGGTAGCTTCTTCTTGAGTTCCGCGATCTCTGCCAGCAATCGCCCTGCTCGTTCCGTCTGTTTCACGCGCTCATTGGCGGTGCGCGGTGGGCTTTTCAGCTTCTCTAAATCGGAAATCTTGCGCTCCAACAACGCTTCGTAGCGCAGCTGGCTTTGCAGCATCTTCGTTGGATCGGTTGTAGCCTCTTTACCTTTGCCGAACTTTGTCCATGCCTCCTTCAAAGCATTGTCGGTCAAGCCCGGCAGCATTGGATCGAAAAACTTGTGCAGCTTGGCGATTACCCCGGCAACAGTGGTTTCGCCCATCCGAACATACTCGTTCGCCAGCTTCTTCACGTATGAGTCAAAGCCGTCATTCAGCGATTTCGGGTCTTTCGCAACAGCCTTGATACCGTCCTCGATGGATTCCGCTTCGTCCATTGCGGTTTTCTCTGCTTTCTTCTGCTTCGGTGTTTTCTTGCGCTCCTTATTCGCATCCAGCTTGCCGATAGCCTTCATCGCTTGATCCCATGCAGGTTGTATTGCTGTTTTCACCGAATCACCGAACTCAGCAACCATTTCCGCTGTGAACTCAGCGGCGTTCAGCGATCCGCGAGCAATCTTAGCCCGCGCAATCTTGAACAAGGCAGCGGCAACCTTGAGCGATAGCGGGTTGGCAGACACCATACCCATTGCCTCGCGTAAATCTTTCCGCGCTTTCACGGCTTCCGCTTCCCACTTGGCAACGATACCCTCTGCATATTCCAGCACCTTCGGATGATACCTAGAGGCTTTGTCGAACGCATCCTGTGCGGCATCGTCCCGCTGAATGTCCACGGCAGCCCTTTCCGCCTTTTCAAAATCAACGCGAATCATCTCAATGTTCTTCGCCTCAATCTCGACCTCTGCAATTTCTGCATCGGTCAACTTATCGTTCTTCGCCTTTTCCAGCTTGCGCACCATCGAAGCCGGAGAAAAGTCATCTTGGAATATCCGCTGACGGAATGAACCGAACGCGCCCCATACCTCGCCTGATGCGTGCATGGCAGTTGCAAGCTCAATCATCTTCGTCTGTGCATCTATAATACTGTCCTCGGCCATTGCCTTTTGCGCTGGTGTGCTGTTTTTGTTTTCAATCATCCGTTCAGCCCCCGCAACCTGACGTTTCAGATCGAACCCGCGATGAACCAACATCGCTTCTTCCTGTATGGAGATTTTGCGCGTGTCCCGCCCTTCCTCTAGCAGATGCCTAATCACCGTATCCACGGCATCAGGGTTCTTGTCCATCGCTACACGCGCTGCTTCGGCTACCTCTGGATTTGAGCGGTAGAAGTCCGATTCAATCGGTGATTCGCCGCGCTTCCGCGCTTCTTCCGCTTGAAAGGCGTTCTTGCTCGACATGAGGATCGGTTCCGCTTTTGGCGCAGCGGCAAACAAGTCATCCTCTTTTGTCTTTTCCTTGTTCTTACGGAAGGCATCGCGCTTGGCTTCCCATGCAGAACGACCACCGGGTTCATCGTTAATAGCGAAACGGATGTTGTCCCGCGAACCTCCGATTCTGTCCATGCCCTGCTCTTTGAATCCGATGTATTTGTTTAATCCACTGGATTGCGGCACATCCAGCCCCCTCCTCATGGCTTCTTCGTAATGCAGTCCCATCCTTGCTCTCGTAAATGGCGTAACGGAAGTTGACGCAGGAAATACAACTTCGCTTCCTGCCTTTAAGTCCTGACTCCTTAGCTTAAATAGAGCGGCTTGCCCTTGTATGCTTTCAAGTAGTTCCTTGTCTGACTTTTCTGCGATTCGCTTTTTTTCTGCAACAATTTCTCGTTTTGTGTATGGATCGTTTAGGTCGCCCGAAAGTGTATATTCTTCATCTTCAATGCTCAGCTTCGTATCCCCCTTATCCGCCTTCCCTTCACCCCTGCGAACCTTTTCAATGCCACGGCGCAACAGGGCTTCGATGTCGTTTTTGCTCCAATTCTTGATGCCGGATTTTGCGAGAATCGTGCGAATGAAATCCACAACTCTGCGATAGCGCGATTGCGCTTGCGGGGTTGCATCGGATTCCGGCCCGAACTTCTCCATGATACGAGCAAGCGTTTCCGCCAGATGCTCGCCCTCGACGTAGCGTTCAGCGACATACTTCGATTCAGCCGGAAACTCGCGCTTTAATACCTCCATCAGCCGCGATGAACTCTTAGCCGATATGCCATCCAGCAGCCCGTCAACGCCCATATGACCCGCTTGTTCGTGAAAGAATATCTCGGCAGCACGTTTAGGCGATTCAAGTCCAGCGGCGTTCAGATACACCTTGCCGTCATGCACAGCCCCGCCAATGCGATTCAAAGCAATGCCCTGCTCCCGCGCTTTGGCTTTCACGGCTTCCGGCAACTGCTCTCCATCAGCTACAACCGTAGTCTTGGCAGCACCCTTGAACCTGGCTATCAGCGTAGTGGCGATACGTTGCACCGCATTAACGTGCATCGGGGATGCCGGAGCTTTGTCGGATATGGATTGACGATTGAAGAAATCCTCCTGTCCACCCTCCATCGGCTTCTCGCTACCGACAATCCGTTCACCGCGCATCGCCCTACCGATTGCTTCTAGCATCTCCGCTGGCGTTTCAAAGTAGAACCCATGCCCCTCCAACTCCTGGCGAATGGCATCCAGCGACTTGCCTTGCATCTTGCTCGTCCACTTCATGCGCAGATGCTTGCCTCGCGGCATCTCGAAAACACGCTTAAACTCGCCACCTAGCACCGTCTCTTTCCCGATCAACGGCAACCCGCCTAGCTTCCTGATAACGGACAGTAGTTCGTTGCCGCCACTATCTTCCTGTTCACGAACAGCGTCCATCTGCTCCTTCTCCATTTCGGCGCGTAATTCGTTATCTCGTCTGCGCTCTAGTTCGTTGATGGTTATCTTGACCCGCTGCTTCGATTCTGCCGATATTTTGCCCTCCATCTGCACCTTGAGCGATTCGATAGCCCTCTCGTAGCTACCGTAAGCCCGCATCGCGGCATCTGCCATTTTCTCCTTTGTCGGGCCTGCGGGTTCCGCTGGTTTAGGTTCAGCCTGCTTTTCGCCTACTAGGTTGAAAGCGTCATCCGATCTTCCCTTGAGCAAGTCACCCTGATTCTCCCCCTTGCGTAGCACGGGTGCGGGTTCTGCTTGCTTATTCAGAGATTCGTATGCCCGTTTGATTTGCTGATCCGTAGCCGAGTCCAGTAGGTCTTGAATGTGCGGAGATTTCTTTCCAGTGGATTCGATTGAATCGGCAATGCGAGTCGCTAAATTGAAAACCTCGTCGCCCGTGAGTTTCTTTCCAACTGCATCTTCGTATCTCTTTTTTATGCCAGTTTCCGCATCTTCTATGAGCGGCATTTGAGACTTCTTTACTTCGGCGTAGTATCTAAACTTTTGTTCTTCCGCCTTGGCTGGCACATCCTTCGCAACGGGTGCGGGTTCCGCTTTTGCAGGTGATGCTGGTTTTTCAGCAGTTGGTTCCTTGCTCTTTAGATGAACCGCATAATCATGCTCTGCTTTTGTGACAGTAAAAACGCTATCTCCATCGCCCTTTTCAAGCCTATACTCGGTTTTCGTTCCTGCCTTTTTTCTTTTGGCTTCATACGCATCTTGCTCGCGCTGATCCATCTTGTTCATGCGATTGCCGGACAACTCCTTAACGGCAGAAACCTCAACCGATTTCGGGACATAGCCAGCCTCTAATAACTGCTTGGTTACTTGCGCCCTTGTCCCGTCATACGTCTTTCCGCCAGCCCTCTTTCCTCCGTATTCAGACAGCGTTGCGGAAATCTTTCCGCGCTGCATTGGCGGCATACCGTCGGTGTAAATCTCTATATCGGTTCTAGGTCTTTCAGCCTCTGCCCTCGCTTTATCGGCTGCTTCTTTTTCGATAGCTATCTTCTTGTCGGCAGCACGCTTTATGTCCGCTTCCTGCTCTTTGGAGAACGCTTCTGCCTGCTCCCGTGTATTGAAAACCCTATCTCCCATGCCTCGATTTTCGCCGCGCTGAACGGCAAACATCTTTTTTGCCTCTCCCTCATGCGTTCTTACGGTAGTTTCAAATACAGAACCCCTAACCTCGGCAGCGGGTTCAGCCGATTCCGGCACAGCCTCCACCACATCCGGTTTATCCGCTGGCTTCGCATTATCCGCGATCTGCTTTTCCACTTTACCCAACATTTCCGTGAGTCTCGCGTGATTCCTGTCCTGGTTCTCGCTGTATTCGCCAGCTTCAACCTCGTCAATCTTCTGCCGCAAAGCATCGCGCAGCACAAACGCATCCCGCTTCTGCTTTGGTGTGTCGAATAGCAAGGGTTGCTCGGTTGCGCTTTGAAGCTGATCCGGGGTTGCTGTGCCTTCGCGGATTGCGGTTTCAACTTTTGGCGGAAGGTTTTCGGGTGCGGGTGATGCTGGTTTTTCGGGACGAAGAACATAGCGCATCTGGCTTTCGTCCTCCGTCAATTTAACGCGCTCCCGCTTTGCTCCAAGCCTGTCCCACATCGCCCTTGCGTTAGCCGATGGACGCTCATCGGAAATAATTGTTCTCCCTGTTATTTCCTGTAATTTCTGTATGGCTTTTCCTCCGAATCCTTTTCCGCGCAATCCTTCATCCAAATGATGATTCTCTACAATAATCTCACCATTTAGACCCTCGCTGGTTTCCAATCTTCCAAACGCATTCGGATCGGCTGTGGATGAATACCTTATTTCCGCTGTCGCTGGATTTATCTCAGCAATAGCAGAATCACCAAGATCAACCCGTATCGCTTCTGCTGGTTTTGCAGCAGTTGGTGCAGCGGGTGCAGGTGAAACATTCACGTTGATCGGCTGCTGCTGCATCCCTGCTTGGCTGGATACGGGTTCCGACAACCTCTTGCCATACATCGTAGCAATGGCTTCTATTGGCTGTGATTTCAGCGTCTCCAATAGCCTTTCCTCCTGTCCGTCAAGTTCGCGGGATTCCAGTTCTGTAATTTTCTCCTTTATCGCCTGCTCAAACTCCGTCCTGTCTGTATCTCTGACACGCTGTATCCCTGCCTCTTTCGCTTTGGCATCAAGTATCTTCTTGATCGCCAAGTGATCTCCATCAACCGCATCAAGCTCTTTTAGTTCTTTTTCCTCTGCTTTTGTGCGAGTAGGCTTGTTTGCAAGTTCGCTTTGTCTATTGACTAAAGCTGAAAACAATTCGCTGGTTGTCGCGGTATGAACAACGGAATCTCTGGTTTTTACTTCGGTAGCCCCCTCTGGAAACAGAGTTCCGCGCATAGCGTCAGCCTTTGCAACAGCCGCAATGCTTGACCGACGTTGACCGAATGCGTTCATCCCGCCATGCGCGGCAAAAGTCCAATCCGTCACCGCTGATTCCAGTGTAGGCGCGAATCCTTCTCCATGCGCGAATCGCAATGCACCGCTTGCAGCCATATTCGCTACACCCGATTTCAGCATTTCCTCTGCTGCCAAAGCAGCGGGAGCGGCTGTGGGTTTCAATGACCCTGTGATACTTGTGATCCCGGCCTTTGCCTTGTGAGCCAGCCCAAGAAACGCCGCCATTTCCACCGCCGTCATCAATGCCGATTTCAGCGCTTGCCCCTTGGTTTCGCCAGATGAAAGCGCGTTGCCGTAAGCATGAGCCGCCGCCCTTGCTGCCGTTGATAATCCGAAAGCCGTTCTCGCTAGTCCGCTCTTTCCTGTCGGGCCGACAATCAGCCCTAACGTGTCACCGATTGCCCCGGCAACCCGTCCCGCCGTGCTTTCGTCAACGCCAGTCGCATCTCGGATGCTCTTTTCTACATTAGCCAAGTTATACGCGATAGACCCATCTTCTTTGTTGCCCGTGAAAAACGCGAACGCACCACCAAGTTGTCCCGCAAGCGCACCGCCAGTCCTGAGAACTGTGCTAAATACCGGATTCGGGCCTTCACCATAGACCTCTTTTTTAATGCGCTCCCGCATTTGCTCTAGCTCCATCTGCTCCTTCTCCTTGTCGCGTGCGCGTTTCTCGTAGTCCAAGACGGCAGGGCTTTTCGCGGATTCGGACAACGCCGAAATCTGCGCATCTAGCTCCCGCACGCGCCCCTCTGTTTGTGCCGTAGCGCGATACTCAGGTGAGAGCGCAGATGTAGGGTTGAAGGGTTCCTGCGGTAATCGGTCAGGGGTTTTCAGCTTCTCCTTGAGATCATCCCGTTCAATCGAGGCTACGGCCCTGCGCCTGTTCTGTTCTAAGAACTTCTGCTCCGGTGTATATTGATCGCTCCAATCCCACTTTGACGCGAGCGTAATTGAGTCTATTCCATGCCTTGCCATTTCCTGCGCATACCGTGCCTGCTGCGCGACTTCTGGCGGTGCTTCCGGAATATCGGGCGTAGCCATCCATGCAGGGGGTGCGGGATATGGATCGGATGCTGGTGCTGTCCCCGCACCACCGTAATCCTGTGACGGGGTTATGGATTCTTTCGGGGATTCGTCAATAGGCTCCAAATCCAGCTTAGAACCTTTATCGTCAATCGGTTCTAAATCAAGAACAGGCTCTAGGTTTAAAGTCATTCCTGCTTGTATCCCTGCCGGATAGCATCTTCAAGTTGAGACTTTGGTAAATTGTATTTCTTTCCATCAGGGCCGACGACACGAACCTTATCCGAGCTTGCCGCGCTGCCGCCGCCATTCTCTTTCATCCAATTCTTGTAACGCTCTGTGGCCTCATTCGCCGCAATTCTGGCTTGCGTCGCCTGCGACTGAGTTTCGGCCAATTCTTCACCGCTAGCTTCGGCTGCCCGTAACTTCAAAAGTAATAAATTAGCAATTTCAATCGAGTCCTCCATTTCTTTCTGCAATGGTCTCATCTCCCCCTTCTGGAAATCGGTGAACTTGCCGCCAGCAAGAATGCGTGCCGATTCCTTTTTGGCCTCTTGCATTGTTGCCGCTGCTTTCACGCTGGCTTCTTGTAGCGTTTGCAGCTTCCATTTATCATACTCCCGCTTATCAGTTTCGGATTGTTTTCTAGCGGCAAGGCTCTTATCTTGCGCTACTACTTTGCCCTCGGCCGAAGTCCCTGCCGCAAGCTCCTTATTTACTGGCGCAACTACAAGTTGGGCAACCTCCTTTCTTGAAAGCGGTCTGCCTCCATACGCTTGTTGAATAATCCTTCCGCGCTCCCTGTATGCATCTTGAAGCTCCTTGTTGTTCGGATCGCCCATCGCTTGCCCTCTGGCCGAAAACCCGGCTGGCGGGCTAGTAGGTTCCGCTGCTGTTGCATCAATAAAAAGAGAAGGCTCTGGTTGAACCATAGACGGATCGCCCATATTCGCCGCCGAAGCTCCCCCTAAAGTATCATCAGAAAAACCGGATACGGGCGTAGTTTTTGTTGGCAATCCTCCGCTAAAATCAATACCCCCTTCGCCCCCACCGCCCCATCGCTGATTAATTTCCGCCATACGGAAGTCGTGCAATGAAGCATCTCGTTTTCCCTGTCTTGTATATGATGCCTCGTCGCGCCGATCCGCCCGCTCCTCCTGTCGATCAGCCTGCCGCATTGCAAATTGCTGATTCTTCCATTGTAGATGTTGCTGGTTGCCCATGCTGACCAAAGCCTGACCTCGCGGGTCTTGCATGGCGAACGGATGCGCTGCACCCAACTGCATCAACTGTTGCTGGTAGTCCGGTGATTCCGGCGAAATCTGCGAAAGGTTCTGACCGAGACTCTGTAACTCCTTCATCGTGGTTACAGCCTTCAATCCGTTCTCGATCATGCCGCCAGCCTGTGCAAGCTGGCCGACAAGACGATCCCCGTAGCGTTCGCCCATTGCGGCAATCGCCATCGGGTTTCCTTCTGGTATTCCTAGTGGCATATTATGAGGTTATCTGTTCTCTGGTATTTATGTTATACTGCCTCAAATCAGGGGACGAACTGTTGGCGTTGTTGTTGTAGTTGTTCTGCATCTGTTGCGCCTGCTGCATCTGTGCATACTGACCCATCAATCCTGCAACTGTGTTGCTTGCGCCTTGCACCATCTGCCCCTGCTGCAACGACGACTGTTGCTGATTCGCAATCATGCCCATGCCCATCGCGTTCTCGTAGCCCGCATTCAGTTGATTCGTCTGATTGATTGCGTTCGCGTTGAACTGCATCCCGTTTAAGGCGAGAGCGGGGTTGAGGAACTGGCTACTTGGATCAAAGAGTCCCGGCATCATGGATGCACCCGCTTTGTTCGTCTCCTGCGCGAATTGCGTTCCCCATTTACTTAGGTCGAGTGATGCGAGTCCAAGGTTGCGCAGATTTAATCCGCCCAATGCTGTGCCGCCGCCACCTGCGCCTTGACTCATGCCGAACCCGCCTTGGATGCCGCGCTGTGCTGCCGCCCTGCCGATGCTGCCAACTACATCACTTGGTAGCTCACCACGGGCAAAGGATGCAGCGTTGCGCCCGATGAGTTCCTGATTCTGGCGGAAGTAAGGCTGAAACTTCTCGTAGCCCTTCAACGCCTGATTCTGCTGGAATCGGTTCACCCCGCCAGCAAGCCGCATGGTTCTTCCCCAATTCTGCTGATTCTGATCTGTGGCAAACCGACCAGCGTTCATCCAATCCACCAATTCTGGATCGTCCAGCCTACCCTTTTTGGCGAGTTCAGCCATGCCGGATTGAGCCTCTTTGGATGCCTTGGATGATTCGTTGGCGGCATAGGCTGCGCCCCCTGCTGCGATAACGGCCCCGGCGATAATCGCGCCCATTATATTCCCTCCTTCATATTAGTATTTGATTTAATGACTTGATAAAACAGCACCGTCCAAGGCTCGATACGCGCCTGCACGAATAGCGAAGGAGCGACGATTGCAGGCATCCCAAGTGCCAGCGCAACCGCCGCCGTGTAACACGCTGGATTCGGGAACAGGTTCTTCCCCGAAAGCAGTAAGTTCTCTTGAATCTTTTCAATCCGATCAACGAGATGCGGTGCTTGTTCTTTCAGCAACTCATGCACCTTCGCAAATGCGGCATCCGGCTCACCCTTGATGAAGCTGTTGCCGAAACCCGCAACCCTGTCGCCGTTGGTTCTTTCGCCCGTCAGAACCTTGCAAGCCTCAACAATCGGCCCGTGAACCTCGCCAAGCGTTGCGAGTGCAGCGATGTAGCCATTGACCACATTGCGACTGCCGAATGCAGCCTGTTGAAGTGCCATCGTGGAACAGTTCTCGCGGAACACGCATTGCGCGTGAGCATGGTAAAGCGCACCGAGCAGGCGCATTTCGGGTTCAGTGAGTGATTCGTTATTTTCCCAATACTTGTGCATGAATTATTTCCCTTCTCTGTTCGATGTGCAGCGAGTGCATCTTGACCAAATGTTGATCCGGTAAATGTTCTTCGGGGCAAACCCAATTCCACAACTTCCGCATCCCCTTCATTGTAGCAAGCTCTGCAAAGTCTATCACCTTCGGCTCCACGAATTGCATGAACTCCCGCGCCTTCTGATTGAGTTGTTCATACCCTTCCTCCATCATATCCTCTGTCACTTGCGCAACCTTCGCCAATGACTTCAACGACTGTGCCGGAGAACGGCGAATGTAGATGTAGTTGGCATCAGGCATTCGATGAACCAACTCCTGCCACACCATCAGCGACCCTGGACACGCTGCCCCGCTATACTTGTAAGGCTGGCCGAGGATGGATTGAACCACAACATCCGTGCGCCTGTCCTTACGAAGAATCTCATGCTGACAAAACACGTTGCCGATTGTCAGGAAGCAGGAAGTCCACGCTGTCATCGAGCGAGGCATGGCGAGAATGATAAATGGCTTCTTCATGACCAGCGTTTGTAGTTTCCGGCGAGTGACGGGTTGTTGAAGTTGCTGCGAATCTTTACCTGCTTCTCGTTGCTCGCGCTGTCGGCATCGCGCATCTGCGATTTCAGCGATTCCAGCGCAAGGTTCATATGCTTCACGTTCGTCTCGTCATCCCGCCTTCGCCATGCCGCAATCGCTGAACACGCCCACCCGATTGCCACTGGATGATTGAACGGAAGAATCTGATCCACGGAATCAATCTTCACAAATCTTGTTTTGCCGAGGATGCGAACAAGGTTGCAGCCCCACCACATTTGCGGAAGTTGCTTTCTGCGGAACAGCCCTTCCTCTGTGTCGGGTAGATACGAACAGAAGTTGAACCGTTGCCCGTTGTCGTAGTGCAGTTGAAGCAAGACAGGCCCAGTTGTCTTAGGCTTCTTAAAAAAGGTTACGTCGAATGCAACGGAATCCATCACCACGGGAAGCGCATCGCGCAACAGCGTCAACGTCTGACGCACAGGAACCCCGTGTTCGTTCGTGATTTCGATTATAACCTCTTTCCCTGCATCGGCATCTTCCGTCGCTACCAGCGCAATCCTGATGCCCTGTGTCTTGGGTAGATATTTCGGGATGTAGAAGTCACCGAGATCGCGGCACTCGTATGGGGCGCACCCGCCGTAGCTGCCGCCTGTCGCAACCTTGCCGATGAAGAACTCGCTGCGCTGGCGCAATGGCAAGCCGTTGATGCCGATTTGACGGGCTTCACGGCAATCCTGCGGAAGCGCAAAGCAACCGCTCTCCACTGGAACATACCACTCGAAAAGTGTTCCCTCTGAATCAATGCGCGTATGCAGTTCAAAGCAGGCTTTGTTCAGAAACGATAGAACGATTTCAATCCCTTCCGGTGTCGTCGGGCATACGCCGCTGTCGAGCACCATTGGCGCGATGTCCTCTATGATGTCACGGACTATGGTGCGTTGAGTTTTCACGTAGTAAGCGAACGAATCAGGTAGGCGAAGGCAAAGTTTTTACCAGCCGGAATATCCTCCATTCCGAGCCTGCAAGATGTCGTGGTTCTCGTTCCGGTAATGACACGGAATGTTGGCTTGGAAGCTCCAAGATTTCCTGTGTCTCCGTAGAATGTTCCGATCACCATGTAGTTCGTGTCGGGCATTGCTGGCGACCATGAGATTGAAAGCTCATTGAATGTTCCCGTAGCCAACGGAATAGGTTCACCGCTGCTTCTAAGTTGCGGTTGAACGGCAATCGCCTGCTGTGCGGTAGCGAGGGCAATCGCGGATTGTTCAAGTGCCTGTTGCGCAATGGAGTTTTGTGAACCCGTGTCAATTTCGCTGGTAGTAGAATTGACGTTAAAGAACTGCGACATCACCCTGCCGAGTTCATTCAGATCGCCGGGAATACAAGAGAGATCAGGTGGCGCATCCGTCCATCCAAGAGTCGCTACAATCTGTGTGTTGGTGGGCATATATTCTTTATACGTTGATTTTTAATGAATGTCTAGCTTCCGTAATAAGGTTCTACTTCCGGCCACGTAGGATTTCCGAAAAAGCTGCACCCGATTTGTAGTTGAATCCTCGCGCTGCCTGCTCCCGCATCCGTGTAAATGTTGGTTCCAGTGTCGTAGGTTCCATCGGGATAATCGTATGACTGGTTGATCACTAAAGTTCCGGTTTCGTCCACTATCCCGCCGACTATCAGCGCATCAGTGAGCACGTTGATCAGTCGAATCGGTTGCCCAACTGATCCAAGGTATTCTCCTGCCGCAAAGAACCCGCTGTAATCCACAATATCGCCGGAGACAACGTAGGTATCCGATAGCGTCAGCGTCTCGCATTCTGGACATTGCAATGTCGCATAGGCGTTGGTTGTAGCCGCCTCCTGCGCCTTCGTGTCGGCATCTTTTTGGCTGATTAGCGAGTTCGCGCTTCCTTCTGCGATTGCGCAGATTAACGGGAAGTCCGAGCAGCACACACGCGCCGTCCTTGTAGCGACGAATCTTACATCAGGAATCTCAGGAGGATTCGGGATTTCATTGTTCTCGCCAACAGGAGCAATCGAGTAGGCGTAGTCACCCTCATTCGGGCAGCAGTCAATCGGGGCGCAGTTGTTGCCCATACACTCCGAAATCTGCCCATCAGGGCGAACCTCGAAACGGATGTTCATGCGATCCACCGTGAAGCTGCCGATTGCATTCACCTTTACCTGACAATGATGAAAGTTGTTCGCGGGCTGGATTGATCCCGGCACACATTTGTTAGAAGGAACCTGTTGCAGATACTTCCGCGCCCATTGCGGTGATGCAGTCAGCGGGCGTTCTGGATTTTCCTCGCAGGTTTCTCTTGTAGGGCAATCGCATCCGGGGCTTCCCTGATCCACGAAAACCCAGCAAGGCGAACCATCGGGCCGATACTCTACGGTGAAGCTGGATGCCCCGCGAATCATTGAAAGCTCAATGACTCCACCGTTAATAATCTTCGGCGCAAATGCGTTGGTGATAGACTCCACATTTCCATACATGGAAGTCGTGTAACTGCTCTCGATCTTCTTTCGTTGCCCTTCAAATAAATCGTCACCATCCGAAAGCGTGAACTCGTAGAGCCGATTCTTTCCGTCACGATCATACGAAAACGCAAAGCAACGGTTGGCGTTGCCGATGTATCCCTGCGCAAATGCCCAGGGTCTTACGCCGCTCCACATCCCGTGCCATGCCGGAGTGCCGTCCCTGCCAGCGGTGCTCATTGCTTCCGCATCGAACACTACCATGCCGCGACAATATCGGTGCTTCCCAAATGCTGCGTTGTTCGGTGAGCCGATAAGCGGCGACGTTCCGCACAGCACCATGTTCTGCCAACTCACCATCGGCACGAACTCAAGGTAATCCTTTCTATCGGGTTCCAGCCAGTAATTGACCTCGTTTGATACTGGCGTTTGATTCCATCGCTGCGAATACTCAATGCGCGAGTTACGGTAGCTCGCAATGCCCGCCTGAGAGCGATAGAACATATCGCCGTTCAGCCCTGCAAATCCGTGAGACGACGAAAGCCCTGTGCCGATAAGCGCAACCCGCTGCACCGATGTATTGATCCACTGATCTCGTGGTTTGGATAAATCGAGTGACGTAAATCCGTTGGTGCAACCGATAACTAATTCATTCTGCCCTGTGCCCGTATCGAGAAACGGCATTGCATACATCCCCATGATGTTACCTACAAATACAGGAGTGCCAAAGCTGCCGCCTTCCGCCCAATACGTTTGCTCGGTGAAGCTGAGAATGTCGTCGGGTCGGGTAAGAGTTGCTCCGTATGCGATGTCGCCAACGTAGATGCTGTTCTTGCCGTCTGAACTGGCAACCACGAACCTGCCGTGGATGAATGACATGACGCTGCCAATCGGCATCTCGTTCTTGGCGAGATCAGATCGCCTTGGTGCATTTGTCCCATCCCAAAACAGCGGAGGATGAATCCCATCTTGAATGACGAGCCATTGAAATCCCTGCGCAAACCAAGTGTGCATGAACTGCCGGGAGTTGCCGTCAAACAACTTCGTCACTACTCCGCGCCTGCCGTTCACTTCAATCGTGTAAATCCTGCCGCCGACACTCGCGATCAGCTTGCTTGTCAGGTATGACGGATAGCCGTTGTAGAATGTTGCGCCCTGCCCGTTCGCGCCTTGAAACCATACCCGTTCATCATCGTTTTCAAACTCTAGCTCGATGTTCTGAATTGACGGTCTTGCGCGGTTGTAGTCCTCGCGGAAGAATCGGTTGATCGCCTGATGCGCAAAGTTTGCAGGAACGGAATCCGGCGATCCGCCGAATACTCCCTTTAGCTGCTGATGCCCGTCATAGTGATATGTCGCGGGCATCGGTTCACGCCCCTAGTCGGGTGAAGTTGCAGCGGACTTCATACACCTTGGATGCAGCCGTGGTATTCGATCCGAGAATAAGCTGAATCGTGCTATTGGCGGCAAGCCTGCGCATCTCCTGCCCCCATACGCTTACTATATTCTGATAAGCTCCGCGCTGGCAGTTGTTGTTTGAAGCGTTGCCGGAATTGACGATAATCCCGTTGACGGAAAGAGAGATGTTCGGCTTGCCGTTGTTGTTGGCCCCGCCAGCGGTATTCGCTATCATGCCTCCAAAATCTATCACATACACCCCGGCAACCGCGCATCGTAGTGTATTGGGGTTGTCAATAGTGATCAGCGTTGGCGTAGTGCCGCCAACCGTAGAACTATCAAACAAACAGCTGCCGATGATCAACGGATTGCCTGATGTGGCAGATGCGTTCGGAGTCACCCCGACACCAGCAGGAGAGGATGCAGTTTCGTAAAACGAAGCACACTGAGAACCTGTGTCGGCAATCGTGCCTTTTATAACTTCGTTGGAAGCATTTAGCCCAAGAAACTGAGTCAGAGTTCCCGTGGCAAGCCCCGTTGCCGTTGCTGTCCCCGTAATCTGCAAGTCCGCAATCTGTGCATTCGTGACAACCGTAAGGTCATTCACCACCAGCGGATCAGGAACCGTGGCGTTCGGCAGCACTTCAAACGTGATCTGCCCTGCTGCATTGGTGCGAGGATACAGGTTAGCAATCGCTGGCCCAGTCAGCGTCCGCATGATGTTGTCGCTGCCCTGCACAATGAACTGCCCGAAAGTCTGACTTTGGACGGCGGTAACATTTGAAAGCGGAACCACTGGCTCCGTGGTAAAGCTAATCAGCCAGCCGCCGCTGCCTGTTTCGCGGGCGACGAGATAGCCGCCGTCGCCGGGAAGCAAGCGACGTTCGCAGAACTGGCTATCGAGTCCTAGAACGTGTCGCAGGGATGTGGCGGAACCGGGATCGGTGCAGGTTCCTTGATATACCGTGTTAGCCGGAGAACAAGGAGAGCAGGAGCAGGGATTAGAAGTGCAGGAGCATGACATAGGTTACGTGGCTGGTAGTTTAACCGCTTTCAAATCTTCAATGAGTGTGCCGACAATCTGCGCCAGTTGAGGAAGCGTTACGGTTGCGGTGTCGCAGGTTCGTAGGGTTGCCCCATTCGCAAATGCCGTGTAGCCCGCTTGCGTGTTGCTGGTGCTGATGAAGGTGTTGATGAGCTTGCTGCTTGGATTACCTGCTAAGCCAGAAGTGGTGATAACGCTGTTTGCTGGAACTGATGCGCTTGATATTTGCAGCAAGGAGCTCAACGAAAGATCAAGAATTGCTCCTGCTCCTATTGCTATCTTCGCTCCGCTAACAACCGAAATGTAGGAAGTATCCACCCCGTTACCAACGTATAGATTGCTGTTGTTGGACAGGTCTATTTGCCCGCCTGTCATTGTGAAGGTGGCCGTATTCAACCCTGTCTCAGAAAGCATTTCCCCCCATTCGCCAGCCCCAAGACCCCATGCGTAATACGGCTGTGTGGTATCCGACTGACACCCGAACTGACCGATGAAATCAGCAACCGCCGCCGCTCGCGCTACCGCATCAGCGAATACCCGTGTCGTGAGTTGCGCGGCATTGACGTAGGCGAGATTCGCGGGAGTAATTGCAAGGCTTGTTGATGCTCCCGTTAATGCCTCTGCATTTGTGGCAATCTCTATCAGTCCAGAGAAGGTAGTTGTCGCACCGATTGCGGCAAGATTGCTTGGTGTGAGAATCTTGTTGTCGAGTGCTTTTCCGATTGCCTCTGCATCGGTTGCTGTCTCAAGCACCCCGCGCTGGGTTGTCGTGGCATCGGGTAGATCGTCAATAATCTGCTGGATGTTGAACGTGAGCAGGATTGTGTTGTTGCCCGCATCGAGCGTGACGAGAAGGGAGTTGTTGCCGCTGGTGATTCCGCGAAAGTCAAACTCGTTGCCGTTCTGCGAATCATAAACGCCGATCCCGGTGAGATTGATATTGGCGCAGGTGTATGCTTCAACGGGGTTGTCGGGCAATACGACTGTGTATTGGCAGTTGCAGCCTTGTGTTGATCCGCAGGTGTTACAGCATGACATGAGCGTGTTTTAGTTGGTTTTTAGAATAAAGCAATCACGGAATATCAATGGACATAAGATTCATACTAGACGGATAAAAGCCTTGGCATCAGATCGCGGGCGATACTTTCTCCAAACTCCATCTCCGATTTCTGAATCGCGCTCTCCCTTTCCGTTCGTGTTTCCGTCCACGCTCTCAATCTCTCCGCGCTCGCTATCAGCCGTCACAAGTCCAATATGTGAGAAGTCAAAAACCACAATGTCTCCACGGCGGCACGGCTCATTTTCACCGAGCACTTTCAATCCCTCGTCTTTTGCCCATCGAATAAAGTCGAACGCGCCAGTTGTTCGGGGTCGGTGAAACTTTACGATCTGTTGAACGCTTGGCGATTTTAGCCACTCGCGGATAATCCAGCAGATGAACGCCGCACACCAAGGCCAAACGCCAGGCTCAGTCCAAGTCGCCAACTGATATTCGCGCACCCTTGGCCCGCGATTGTTTCCGCCAATCTCGCGCACGCCTATTTCCTTTTCGGCTATCCTAGCCAGAGCATCCCGTGCTTGTTCTGGCGTAAGAATCGCCAAACGTATTTCATCACTTGGCATATCCTTTTAATGATTTCCCAATTTCATCGCCATTTACGTCGAGAAGAACGCGCTTGCCGTCATACGACGCACTAGCACCGCCGTAGTGGAGCGATACGCGATACGGAATAGCGGAACAGCTTGTGAGGTAAATAGACGCAAGGACGGCGAAAAGCGCAAGCAGGATAAAGTAAGCAGAATACTTTGGCCTCATGGCTTTGGTTTCTCTTGTATTGTTGATGCCCACTTATGAAGGGCGGAAGCAACTGCAATGATTAGCGGCCAATACATAGACACGGACGCAGGAATGATTGGAAGTTTGATAATTGTAGCATCCACGGAAAGCGGGATTGCGGCAAACGCAAGGACGAGCGAGATAAACTTTGTTTTGTTCATAGCTTTGTGGTTTCCTTGAAGGGGCACGGCTTGTTCGGGCACATCCTGTATGCCATTAGCATACCGTGGTTCTCGCCTGCTTGAGTTTTCACTGATTCGATTTCGCTTCTAAGCTCCTTACGGTCAGTCTCGCATTGTTCGCTGCGATGCCAGAGAATCCTTGCAAGAAAACATAACGCGCCAGTCACGGAACTTACGGCTACGAGCAAAGCGTTTTCGAGTGTCATGGAAACAGCGCGAGGATTTCAGTTTTCTTCACCGTCCACGTTGCCAGTTCTTTGGGTGAAGTTCCTGGCACTTCGGAGGGAATGGCAATCATCTGCACGGTCAGCTTGGCAGCGGCTATGTCGCCACGGCGGATGTGATTGACTACGGTATCGTAGGCAGAACCAAAGGCCCATTTTCCGCCGTCGCTGAAATTGGCGTATGCTGCTTTGAGCGACACCAGCAAGTCGGCGGCAACTCGCTTCGCTTCCTGCTTCGACAAGACTTCCGGCCATGCTGCGAGCAAGGTTTCGTTGCTTGGTTGCGCGCCGAGCGCGGCGACATTCCAGTTGGTGACTTGCTGCTCGCCGCCGACACTGGAAACCCGATAGTCATCGCGACTGGCGTTAGGGAAAAGAAACTGGATACAGGATGCTAGGTTCATGGCGTTAGGTATTTGACTGTCCAACTGGAAACCTCCAATGCGCTGAGTGTAGCACCGCCAGCATTATCTTGTAAGTTTCCTTCTATTACAACGGTATCGCCCGCTGCCACTGTCAGCGGGAAATTAAAGGGCACTCCGATTGTCCCATCTGCCCAATTGCTAGTAAATTGAGCCGCGCCTAAATCCTGCGAGGAATTGCCGTTTTTGCTATAATACACATCCCCGCGTATATCGTATTCCGTGCCGCCACTTTTGTAGAAAAACACGATCCCGCTCAATAGAACTGTCCCTGCCCTTGGTGCGGTAAATAGGCCATAGTCGCCATCCAATGCGCTCGCCATCGAACCAACTGCACCTTGGAAAAGCAATGTCTCGGTTGTGTTGTAGGTGAGTGACTGATTGCTGCCGAGTGTAGCGGTGAACTCCAAGGCAGGCGAAAGTCCCACCACATCCCAAGCCGCCGCTGTGGTGTCTGCGGAAATGCTTCGGCAAATCAGCGTCACCGACTGTCCGCTGGCGAGTCTGAGAATGTTATCGACTGTGCTGCTACTAGTCAGTATTATAATATCCGAGGACTTATTAATAAAAGTTGTTGCCCAACCAACTACAAGTGTAGTGACATCCGGGAGAACGTAATTCTGCTGATTGGAGCCTGTCGCCTCCTGTGTGCTCGCGCTTGTGACAGTAAGCGTCGTGGTGGCATTTGCCGTAACAGTCGTGGCGAAGATGGGGCGGGCGAGGATGCCTGTCTCTACTCCTGTCCCTAACGTGAGTATCTGGCTGTATTCGGTTTCGGCTGGCATTAGCTTGGTGTGTCGTAGCTCACAAGTGCGCTTCCTGCCGCAATAGTGTAAGCGATTGCAGTTTTAAGGGTGCGTCCACCGTAACCGCCTCCGCGCACCGTGTTGCCGTTAGCAAGCGATGTGCCGTTGACGGTGACTGTGCCGGAGATGGCCGTAATGCTCCATCCGAGAACCCCGGCTGGAATTGATCCGCTGGCTACTACGAGAGCAGGAGCAGAAGTGTATTCGTCAGAACCGACATCCCCGCCAGAGGCGGCAATGAGAGAAAGCAGCGCACAATAGATGCTCTGCTGAACTTCATTCGGTGTCTGTGTCTTGACGCAATCGCAAGTAGGAAGTGCCATGTTATGCTCCAAGCGAGCACATCGGATTGGCAAGCTGCCAGAGAATCATCTGTTTCAATTCTGCGGAGTTCGCCTGTATCGGTGCGCTCAGGGTTGTGAGTTGAACGTATGCGTTATGGGCGTTATCCTCGCCGTCGCATTGGTTGTAACCGGACAAGTTCTGAAAGCCTTCCGCGCCAATGACTGCAAGGCGTTGAAGCGAATCGAGAACCGTGAGCAGGAACGTGACATCTTGTAGCTCCTGTGCGCCAGCGCGTGCGCTCTTTTCTTTGCAGGCGGCGACTTGCTGGCTGTCGCGCACCGTATTGCTTGTCCAAGGATTGCAGGTTGGTAGTGCCATATAGTTTTAGAGTTGACCCATTCCCCGCTGCCGCTATGGACGGCAGCGGGGTTTGGATGATAAGGACTAGGCCGATGCGCAGGTTCCACCGCCGTTCCAGCCGCCGCACGTATAACGCTCGACAAGGGCTGGTGGGTAGAAGTCCTGTGCAGGACAGTTGTTCGTGCAATCCACCGAACCCGTGGTGCTGACTTGCAGCGTTGCGCAGGAGCGGGTGATACCACGAAGCGGGAAGCGGCGTGAGAGAACCACATGACCACGCTGACCGAACATCAGGGGTTTCGCGGCTTTCTTGAGCACCATGCGCCAGTAACCTTTGTTGCGGTCTTGGTTGCATGGGGTGACTTCGTTCACTTCGTTGATCCAACGCCATGTGCCATCCCAAGGAGAGGCAGCGGCGGCGAAGTTCACACCGGAACCAGCGGAGAGCGGCTGTTCGCCGTTCTGCATCTCAAAGACTGACTCCATATCCGACCAAGGAATGTGCAGGCTGAAATCAGCATCCACGTATTCCTGATTGGTTTGCGAGAAGCAGCCTTCGCTGATTGCGCGGTTGCTCCACTGATAGACGCGCTTGAGCACGCCAGCAGGGTAAGCTGGATCAGTGAGTGTCCAGTTGTAGCGCAGAGCGAAGTAATCGTTCTTGAGCTTGTATCCGGCGTATGAAGTGGTTGCAACGTAGTCCGGGTTCAGCGTGACGGGTGCGCGGTAGCGGTTGTCCTCGCGGCGATTGGTGTCATACAGCGGCAATGCGCTGAATGTCTCGTAATCGGTCAGGAGCTTGATTTCGCCTTCGGGATTGAAGGTTCCCATCGGGATGCCGTAGTTACGGACGCGATTGAGAATATCAGTCGAGAGCAGCGAGATGCTGTTCGGGTTGACCGTGGAATCGAGGATGATGTAGGTCGTGTCCACGTTGCCGTTGGCATCCGTAGCGAAACGCCATTGATCGTTCAGCAGGGCAGGAGAACCAGCCTGATTGCTGGCAGGGTCGTAGCCCATCCAGCGGAAGGCGGAAAGGCCAACCTGATTGTTGCGGTAGAACTCGTCCATGACATCCGAGCGGATATACATGAGGTCTTTGTAGATTTGCTCAATCTGCTGATCGAGCGAAAGGGATGCCGCGAACATGGATTCCAAGCAATACGGTTGCGTATTGTAGGAGATGTTCATCAGGCGATACCATTGATGATTCGCGTTGCCTGGATTCACCACTTTGTTAGGCGGGTCGCAGGTAACGGCGCAATCGGATTGCAAGCCCACCATGTCTTGCCAGAGGTTCAAGTCCTCATAGCCGAGACGCTGTTGAGCGAGTGTGGTGACACGGGACGAGAAGCCCGATCCAACGGGAAAACGCCCGCCGTTAGGAATCATCCCTTCCCAAACTCCCTGACGCCCGTTGAGACGCTTGAAGATAGGATCGAGATAATGTTGCGCGAGCGAGAAGTGATTACTGATGTCGGCTGAACAGCCGATGGAGCCAATGACGGATTCTGACATATAAATGAGTTGGTTAAGTGAGTTGAGTTTTTCACCTGTGACGGTTGCGGGCCGTCCCTTCCAATCTCATTTCCGAGGTAGTTGCCGGACTACCCTGATGTTCATAACGGCTGAATCAGAAACTCAATTAGCTCGCCCTTCGGTGTGAAGAAAGGGCTACGCTGGTTTCTGTAAAAGCAGAATATCAGCAGACCGTCAATGTTTATTTTCGCTGATTATTTCTACACCCTAACAGAAGGGCGCAGAAGTTTTCCAACAATCGAATCAACATCAGCCGCACTCTGCGAAGGCGCAGAACCGCTTGGCACAGGAATAGAGCCATTGACGCCCTTGATGAATGTATCCCGTTCTTCCAGCTTCGCCTTCAGCGCGGCATTTTCCTCTACGAGTTTTGCGCGTTCGCCGTCCACGCGCTTAAAGTGATGGGCTAAAGTATGCGTATGCGCGAGGCTGGTGAGCATATCGCGGGTTGATAATCCCTTGCCGTCTGCGCCGATTGCGCGATCTAGTATTTCCTCCGTTTGCCTGCGAATATCGGGATCGGCCAAGAGTTCTTTGTGCGATGCCTCAATCTCCGCAAACACGGAATTGCGTTCAGCCTTGAGCGATGAGAAATATTGCTTCTGATTATTCTCTGCCTCCGTCTGCCGCTGCTTCTGGATTTCCGTCCATGTTTTTTCGGAATCCGCCAACTCCTGATTCCGCTGCATATCGAGTTCGATTGCCTTTTGATAGGCGGCATTGAAGCGCAGACGCTTCGCCGCTGGAAGCATATCAGCCCAATCCGAAAACTGTTCCTCGTTCCATGTAGCGATTGCCGTTTTGATCTCTGCGGCATCAGCCCCGGCTTCCGTGAAAAGCTGACTCATCACGCGCACGGATGCCTCGATAGGCTTGTTGTATTTGCCCTGGAACTCTGGATCACGGGCAAGGTCTGCGATGCGAAGATTCGCCTGCAACTCCTGCGCCCGCTTTTCTGCTGCTGTCAGCTTTTCCTCGTATTCCTTCGGCACAGGATTCTTTTTGAACGTGTCATATTCCTCGCGCACCTTAGTCAATTCAGCTTCGCGCTCTGCTGCACGTTTCTCCGCTTCCTCTGCTTTCTTGCGGAGCGCGGCAAAGTTCTTGTCGGCATCGCTCTCGACCTTGGCTTCCGGCTCCTTCGTCTTGTCCTGCTTCGCGGCTGGCTTCTGCTTCTGGATTTCCGGCAGATTCGATACCTTCGGCTTGAGCAGGTTGCCGACTACGGCATCCACCTGTTCGGGTGTGAGTGGGCCTTTGTTTTCCTCCGCTTGCGGTGCGGCAGGGATTACGGGTGTGGTTTCTTTTGCTGGTGTTTCGGTTGTAGTTTCCATAGATTATAGTTTTGGGCGGTTTTCTGAAATTGGATCGGCGTAAAGCTGTGTCTGTTGTTTTGGGGCTTCCTCCGCTTTGAGCTTCCCGATGTTCTTGAGGAAGGCGATACAGCCGCGCCACCCCTGCATATACCCCTCGTTTCGGATGATGCTGGTTGGATCGGTGATTGCGCCTACGTTCGTCATTTCTTCACGGGCGCATTCAAGTATGTGCGCGAACGTGGTGTCCGAGATCATTTCAACGACCTTGGGGCCGATGTGCGAATGGAGTTCTTTCTTTGTCATTTGGTTTTAGGTTTTGCTGCTGCTTCCTTATTCTTGGTTTCGATTGTAGCCTTTGCTTCCTCCTGCCGGATCGCCATGTCCTGCTGCGCCCGCGCCACTCCAAAAGTCAGGTCTTGCGCACCCTGCGCCTGTTCGTGAAACAAGTCCTGCCGCTTCTGCTCATCCTTCTGCGCCTGTGTAAGCTGATGATCCGCCAGCTTCATTTGCGTCCGCGCCTGTGTCGTCACCGCGAGATTGCCGAGCTTGGCTTTATGCGCCTGATCCTTCAACGCCATATCCTGTTGCGCCTGCGCCTGCTTGATCTGCATCTCCTGTTGCGCCTTCATCATCTCCGGCGATGCCTGCGGCTGCTGTTGAACGTCTGCTTTCTGAATATCTTCCGCCAGCGATGTGCTCAACTGTTGCAGGTTGTGTAGCTGCTTGGTGATTGCGGCAACCATCTGCTCGTAGAGCGCGGGTTGATTCCCTGCGCGTGGAATCGAAGCCATAAGTTGAACGTGTTGCCCGATATGCTGCACCCCTGCATCCATGAGGTTATTCAGCTTTTTCGCGCCTTCAAGATTCTGCGGGTTGATCCCCTGCTCCATGATTTGCGGAACGACCTGTGATGCCTGCGATAGTAATTCCAGATGCTTCGATACGTGCTGCTCTTGGTCTTGGAATCCGTAGGCTATCGGAACTTGGCCGAGTTGAATCAGGCTGTTCTCGTTATCAATCTGCACTTGGTTCTGTCCGGGTTGCGGTTGCTCTTCCTCCACAAATGCCGATACCATTTCCACTCCCTTGAGCGCGGCTACAATCTCTTTCCTCGCGTTCAGTTGCCCTCTGCCGGGAGTTGCTACACCCATGAGTTCCTTGCCTTTCATCAGGTCGAGCGACAAGTCGCCGCTGCCGATGTTGCGGTTGGCGCGAATACACTTCACATCCATCAATTCGCCCTCTGGAATCCCGCGCTTGGCGCATCGTTCACGGAATCGCTTGGCGACTTCACCGCCACCCCATGATTCGGGATACTTGCTCGCGGGTTGCGCCAACCTGCGATACATCTCGCTGAAAAGCACATCGAGTCCGACTGAGCGATACACCATAATCTGCAACGTGGAGAACTGCGCCCTATCCGCCCTATCCGCTGTTACCTGTGTTGCTGTTGGCTGCTCCCCTGTTGTCGTTTTGTCGTTCTGCGGGCTAATGCGCGTGTTCTCTGCAATCAACTGACTGCCCATGCCGACAATAGACAGCGCACCTTCGATGTCTGCTTGAAACCGTTGCTGCTCCATCTCTAGCCCTGGAGCCATGATGCCGAGATTCGATAGGGTGATCTGATCCAGCTTTTGCGTATCCGACTCTGACATTCCCTTGAACATCAGCATATTCGTCAGCACGGCTCCCGTAGCACCACGATTGAACATCAGGTTGTTCAAGTGGCATCCGTCAAAGATGAGATCGCCAAATCCCTTGACCCCGTGCCAATCGTTTTCCGGCCCTGCATTATCAGCGAACGGAACTATCACTTGCTGCCAGCGTTTCGCTATTCTGACTCTCTCGTAGATGAATGAACTTGCGTCCTCGTCTTTTGCTGTTTCATCGGCGCGACCTTCTCCGAACAAATCCGTGAACGTGCATTGCGTGATCGTGCCGTCGAACTCCTTCACGAACATATGAATCAGTCGAATCGGAAGGAACTCGCTCAAAAGCCATGTGTCGTTGTTGCGAATCTGATTGACCCATTCGCTATACGTGAACCTGCGCTGGCTTGTCTGCGAAGTCAGTTCTACGTGTTCATACAAGTTGCGCAGAATCGCTTTCTCGTTCCATCCAGCCATCCCACATCTCCCGTAAAGGTCTGTCACTGAAATCTGATCCTCGATCCACATTGCCGAACAGTTGTCCATCGAGAGGCGAGTGCCCTCTGGCAGTAGCACCCGGCGCGTCGGTATTACCTTGAACCGAAAATCCACTGAATCAGGAAAGAACGCAATGCCGATACCGAATAGCCCCATCTGTGTATCCCGCGCTGCCGATTCTAGGATATACTGATTCCCCTGCTCGAAATCAGAGTTGTCCCAGCGGCGGATTGCCGAGTTCATTTCTTCCGTGATAACCTTGCCGCGACGTTCAGCCTCCATCGAGTCGTCGTGTTCAGCTATGACTTCGGCATAGCCGTCTCCCTGTGCCGCCATAGCCATCCACGTTGAGCGGTAGGTGTCCACCTTGGCTTGAAACTGCTTGGTGTTGATGTTGGGCATATCCGCCTGCCCGTTTGCCTCCTGTGTCGCTGGCGGCGTAGGCGGAAACCCTGCATAGATACCCGCGATGTCCGCGAACCGCTGATCCCGCTTCATGTTGGCGTTACGCGCTTTCACGTATGCCGACCATGCAGCGGTAGTAGTGGCTACCCTACGCTTGGGTGCTTTGCCTTTTGAATCAACGGTTTGAACGCTGAGTGGCGTTGTGTCAGCGGGTGAATTATTGTCAGTCATTGGAGAGCAGGCGGATTGAGATCAGGTGCATTGCGCCACAAAGCGCGAAAAGGTAGAGAGGGTAATGATAACCATTTCCTCCCGTGTAAAAATAGACAGTCGTGCCCCATACGCTGGACATACAAGCAGGACAGAGGAACAGGGGCTTGCAGAACCACTTCGGCAGAATCACTTCCAGCGCATCGGCAATCGGCTCAAGGATCATGCCCTTCCCGCACGCCGCCCATGCACCCGTGATAACGAGACACCCGATGACGATGCGTAGAAGGAACTCGATCATCGCTTTCCTCCACAAGTCTTTGTAGGACATCCACCGCCGCTCCGGTGCATTACTGGCGCATGGTAGTTCCTGTTTCCCGTGCATACGTGATGCGGAAATTGGGTGCAGGCGAGTTCGTCTAGCTCGTCCTCTGTCGGTGCGGTGATGCCGTTTGCCGTGCAGTAGGTATTCACCTTGCCGACCCACTGATTGAACGTCTCGTGAACGGTGCGCCATTCGACAACGTGTTTCCCGTTCCTCCAAATTATCGGGATTGACGGAACCATTGATTTGTTTTTGATGCGTGGCATATCAGTTTTTAGTCCAAGAGCCTAAGTTATGAGTGTCGTGTAATATCAGTGTTTCGGGATATTTCTGCTCACAATATATGTAACGCTGATTGAGTAAAGCGGTTGTGTAATCGCAGTTCTCAATAATTGCAAGCCCTGTCCTATGACCGTTAATCGCGTGGTTGGCAGAAGTAATCTGCGCGGGTGTCCAAAGCGCGGCGATAATCCCGATCATTCTGCCGTTCGGAACAGATGCCATAAACGTGTTGTCCACAATAGGGACGGCACGATGAAGGGCTACGTCTTTGCGGAATGGCGAGCGCAACCCCGCAACGAAGTCGAACCGATTCCATACGTCAATCGAGTCAAACGGGCGTATCGGCTGGCTATCCACATCCACGTAGATTCCGCCTTCCTCTTGAAGCAGCAGCACGCGTAGGCGATCCGTGATAAACGCGATGCGCTCTCCTTTAGCGACCATATATTTCACAAATGGGTCTTGCCCGTAGCGTTCCAGCAGTTCGTTGCCGTGTATCTTGTGCGACCAATCTGCATTTAACGCTTTCATATCCCAGCACCAAGCGGATTCCCTCTCTGGAATCACCTTATCCCCGATCCAAATCTGATGGATGATTTTCGGAATCATAGCGTTGACCAATACCGGATAATCGCCTGCTCCTGCTCCCGTGACGCGATTCTCATGTCAGGCGCGAAAAAGATTTCCGGTGACAACTGGAATCCTCTGCCGTCGAATGGCTGTGAATAGCTCTCGCCGCCAACCGCCCCGCCCCATTTATGGATGTAGTGGCTTAGGTTGCGCTCGAAAAACTTGGAGTGCTGCCGATTCTCGCCCTGGTGTATGGTGCGACTCCAAAAGTGGAAGTATGCTGCTTCGCTGAGTCCGCACGCCTTCACCCCGCATAGGTTTGCCCGTCTCGCGGCGTCGTTATCCTCAAAATATGCGTTCGGCCAGAAGTTCACATCGGCATATCCCGTCTTGTCGAATACGCTGCGCTTGAACAGCGCGAGATTGCGAACGTCTTTCAAAGAATCCGCTTCGATATGTGGTGCATGAAAATCCCTGTGCATTTCCCACGGTCTTGCGTCGAAGTTGGTGAACTCTAGCGTATCTCCCTTGAAGTATTGCGCGGCTTCGGGGTATCGGGCTACAAGGGATTTCGAGTCAAACTGTGAAGCGCATATCCATTCCCAATCGGTTGTTTCCGCGCAGTTAATCATGGCATCGAGTGCGCCGGGATACGGGATAACGTCATTTCCCATGATGATCACGTTGTCGTAATCGCCCTTCACCCACGCATACTCAAAGATGTCGTTGATGCTTCCGGCGAACCCGATGTTTTCAGTGTTTCGGATGTGGTTGATCATGCCAGCCGACAACCAATGCTCCATGTTGAAGTCCTTCGGGTCTGCTATCACCACTAAAATATCGGCATCCTTTGTCAGCGTTTCCTTAATGCCGCGCACAGCGAGTTGCAGGAATGGCAAGTTGCCGTATGAGACTATTCCGATGAGCGTTTTCATGTTTCTGATGTGATTTTGTTTGTCCAGTATCCAAGTGTAAGCTTTTCGTAATTGAACGCCTGATTCTTGGTTCTTTCTATAAATTGCTCCATTCTGAACCCGTTCACATGGCTCCATTCCTCTACAATCCAAACAGGAAGATCGTCAAATAATGGATTCAACGGAGATGATTTCACTATCGGAATACATCCCAACGCCAACGCTTCCCATGTCCTATGGCAATCTAGTCCAACTCCATGCGGAGACAGAACAAAGGCGTGTTCGCACATCCGAGTCCACGTATCTTTTCTTGAAGTCCACCCATCTTGAAAAACCAATGCCTCTTTTTCCGGGAGACTCCATGCGTGCTGTCTGTCCTGTATTCTTCTATTGCTGAAATGGAAGTTGCAGAAGCCTAATTTTTTCCTTTCCCAAAATGGCGGGTATTTTTCTTTGATGCTTAAAAGTTGTTTCTCCTGTTCAATAGGCGTAGCTTTTGGCCCCCAATGTTCAGCGCGACCTTCTGATAAGGTGTGGTAGTCTAGTCCTATCGGTATCTGTCTTAGCTTCGGGTGTCCTAATACACAATTTTGGGAAAACCACAGCTTTAGTTTGGGATTATCAATAACAGAAGAAGCCTCTGGAAAATCATTTGGAATAGTAGAGTCGGATAGGCCAGAAACGAAGATGAAGTCATTGTCTGGAAACTCTTTAAGATACCTTCTCAAAGAACCCGTATCGCTGCCTGAGTATGGTATTCCGTTGGATACACAAAACTTGGCTATCCCGTCAGTTGAAACAAGGCTGCAATTCGTGGAATCCGTCATAGTAGCGGCGTGGTTCGATTGAAAGTGATGATGGATTTACATCCACTCCCCGCATGAGGATATGTCGGCTGATAGTAGTATTCCTCGACACATGGCGCGTTCATGGAGAAGGCGAGCGAGTTATCCCCGCGCCTGTCCTTAATGCTGGTATCCACTTGTCTGTTGTTGTTCTCGATGATGAAGGTGCATGGCAGTTCATGCCCTGTGACGTATAGCGCGGCCTCAAACAGATGCCCGTTCTCGTATGCCCCGTCACCGAGGAAACACCACACCCGTTCATTCCCGCCTGCCCGCTTGATTCCGGCAGCAACGCCAGCCGCGATGCCGCAAGTGCCGCCAAGGATTGCCGACTGATAGATTTTCAGTTCCTTGCTGAACACGAACATGGAACGATCCTCGCGTATCTCCTTTTCTAGTTGTTCCTCGCTCATCCCCTTTAGGAGACAGTGATAATGGGCGCGGTGGCTGGTGAATACCCAATCGTCGTGATTGATGCGCTTAAAAATCTCGATCAGTTCATCCTCGTTACCTCCGCACAGGTGCAGCAAGGAAGGCAGTTCCCCTTCTTCCCATAGCCCCTTGATTCGGTTTTCAAAGGCGATCAGTGATTCTTTGGTATGCAGGTTCATCGTAGAGAAATCATTACTCGTCCAGCCAATCCGTTGCGAACTAGGTCTATTCCATCGTTAATCTGTTCCAGCGGCAACTTGTGCGAAATCGTTCCCGTCAAATCCAGCAACCCCGCACGCCAGAGATTCACGTAGCGCGGGATGTCGAGATGCGGGCGAAACCCGCCGCCCTGCGTAGCGATAATCGTCTTTCCCTCGCCGTAGAACATATCGAGAGCAGACAACACGCGATAGGATTGCCTCGGCTTAGGTTGCCCGACCATAATAAATCTGCCGCCGCTGGCGAGCCGCTGTATCCCGTCCTCAATCGCTTGAATGTTGCCCGTTGTGTCCACGATTACGTCATACTTTTCCACCGGATGCTTAAATGCTTCACTGATGTTGATATAATGTGTAGCTTGATTATACATTGCCGCTGACCTTTTATCTTCATTAACATCGCAAGCAACAATCGGATATGCGCAAGATAGTTTAGCTGCCTGTATGAGATTCATCCCCACACCCCCGCACCCGATGATCAGGATGCTCTCGCCAAACTTCAACTTGGCTTCCTGTTCCACGGTTCCTAGTGCCGTGCTGAGTCCGCATCCGAGCAACGCGCAAAGCTCCATAGGCACATCGTCGTCAACAACGGTAACACGGTTACGGCTCACCACGGCTGATTCGCAGAGCGTGGTTACGTGACCGCCGCCAATCGTTCTGCCGTCTTTCGTGTCGTAGCGTGCAGTCAAATAGGCATCGCTGCCTTCGCCTTTGCGCCAGTGGCAAACGACTTTCTTGCCGATGAGTTGAACATTAACACCAGCCCCGACTTCGCGGACAATCCCGCATCCCTCATGCCCCAACAAGTGCGGCATAAATGCAGCGTTGCCCTTGTTGCCTGCAATCTCTTGTAGCTGGCTGCCGCAGATGCCGCTCATCAGCATTTCCACGCGCACCTGTCCAGTGGCGCAGGTTTTGCCGAATGACGTTGGTGCGTGTTCAATGTCCCATATCTCTAAGGGCGAGTTCAGTTGTGTCAGGATTGCGGCTTTCATAGATTGTCTTTCAGTTCTACGATCATCGTGCTGCGATTCTGCTTCTGATCTGCAATTGCCGCCTCGTATCCCGCAGCAACCTCGTCGGGCGTTGTAACCCGATACACTGGCATCCGAAGTATCTTGCGAAACGCTGCCGTGAAGTCCTGTGTGTGAGTTGCGCCCGTGAACAGCGGCTTCCGGCTATTCCCGACAACCACGCGAACGATTACGCCTGGAGTCCATTGACCACGGCTGATGATTGCCGATTTATCAATATGATTGACCAGCGCATCAAAGCAGTTGCCGATGAAATCGAATCTTTCGAGTATCACCATTGGCCGAAGCCCCTTTAACGCGAGTCCCATTGCCATGCCCATCATCAGGTTCTCGGCTACCGTTGTTTCAAATATCCTGTCATTCGGGATTTCCTTCATCGTGCCGTTACCCCCTTTGCCGTTGAGCAACCCGTAGCCGACAAAGCAGGCAAACGGATCGCGGGCGAACGAGTTCATCTGATTTGTGAGCGATTCCTTGTATGTCATAACAGTCCTTCCCTGCATAAGAGTTGTCGCGCTTCATCCACTGTCGCGCATTGATAGATTTCCGGCAGATTTAGTTGCTCCCCGTTATCGAGCAGCGCAATTCGCATCCTGCCGCTTCTGTTGTGATTGTTGTGCGTGTTGATTGTCGGCCACATCGGGCCGGATGCGACCATAAGGTGATGCTGGCAGCGCGATGACATTTGCCCGATTTCCGTGACGCTTAGATTAGCGACAAAGGGTGCGCGGGTGCATGGCAGATTACCGACCTTGTTCGTGGTAATCACGCGATGCCTTGTTGCCAAGTCGAGAATCAGCTCATCGAGATACCCGCTGCCGTGTTGTTTCATTGGGCCGAATTGCCCGCTGCATGGCTCAGAGTTGATGATGAGGAAGTCGAACACGTTATCACCTTTATTCTCCAACCCCGGATAATCGAACAACAAATGTTCCTTGATCACAAATGGCGACTTGAAGCCCATCCGTTTTGCCGTCCATTCGTGATGCTCAAGGTAGAAGTTGGAGAAGTCCCAACGGAATTGACTGCGCTCCCAAAACCCAGGCTTCCCCTCACCCGCGCCTGCGTTCTTCCATGTATCAATCGAAACGTCCTTGATGTTGTCCCATAGCGACCTTGCATCAAATGAATCGAGCATGATGTTCGGTAAATCCCGAACCATGTCGCGTAGCGGCTCCAAGTGACACCCGTTGCAGAAATGGATGAACCAATGATCGGGGTGCGCCTTCGCAATCGAGCGAAGCAGATGCAGGAACAGCATATTGTCGCCAAGGTTGAAGTGGTTGTGCGTCCAAGTGGTTTTCATATACGCCAGATGTCGAATCTTCCTGTGCCGTTCTTCGCGGTTCTCACTTCAATGCCAAGTCTGCGAGCATACCCGATAACCCGCTGCCGAAACTTGTGCGTATCCACCACAAACGAGAATCCGCTTTTACACTGTGTCAGCGCGAGGCGCGGATCAATGATTTCCCCGAAGCTGGTAATCGGAACCCTTGTCGGGATCGGCTTTTCTTCGTATGTAGGCAACTTGCTCACTTATTACGCAATTACCCTTTTACTTCATGTCCGTCAATAACATTTTGACCGCCGTATTCTTTTTTGTCACTTTTCCCGCCTCACATGAAAAATATCATATTACTCGTTCAAACTCAACCCGACATCGCCGCGCTAGCCACGGCATCACGGGAAATCAAAAAACTCAACACGGAGGGCGTGTGGCTGGTATTCAGTCCTGCTGTCCTCGTAGATACCGCTGCTGCCGCCAAGGAGCATGATGTAGCTATCCGCGACATCAACGACGCGATGACAGCTTGCGCTGGCCGTCTCGACTTTGAAGGCGCAAAAAACTACAAGCTCAAGCTGGATGCCGCGATTCTCGACAAAGCGGAATCCGTGAAGAACGCTTACAAGAAGATGACTGCCGCTGAGCAGGAATCCGCTTTTCAGCGTGTGTTCGGTGACTTCGTAAAGAATCCGCCAGCCGCGAACATGAAGGTGACGCAGCACAGCGACCACTACGAACCCGAAAGCTGGATTGAGTTCTTGAACAGTCTCAAGGGTGCATGGTTTGCCCCATTCACGCCGGGAACCTTCTCAATCCTTTGGCCGACTTCGCTGCCGGAGACGAAAAGTGGAACAATTGTTCCGAAAGCAGAGAAATCGGTTGCCCCGACAAAATTAGACCCTGCGCCTACGCCCGTAGTTCCGGTTGCACCCGCACCCGTGTTCTATGAAGCACCCGCGCCCGCAGCCTTAGCTCCTGCCGCCGCCCCAACCCCGCCGCCGACTCATCCCGCGCTCCCTGCCCCTGGTGTTCGTCCAAAGGGTATCGCCCCGCAGATGACGCCGGAGTTCAAGCAAATCATGGCTATGGGGCTGGACGGTGTTGCAGCCGAAGCCTTCAAAATCGGCATTAATCCCAACGGAAAATCCCTGCGCAAACTCGTTCACATGGTCTATGATGCCAAGTATCCAAAACTCGCTTGATACCGTGCATCACAAAGCTCTGGCGACCTTCTGCCGCCGCTGAATCGCTCTACGATGAGCAAATGCAACTCCTGTCGCCGGATGTTCGGCGGCAGGAGGGGCGGGATGCGACGGAATACGAAATCCTGCTGGCGACATTCGGCGCACTCCCGCACAAGCACCCGCTGAAATACGAGTTCCTGATCCTATGCTGGATGCAGCAATGGCCGGAGACGATTCAGTTTGAGAATGACGGCATCCTCAACCATTGGCTGTTCCGCATGGCAAAAGGGTTCTGCTTCTCGCGCCGTTTGCTGCTCATGGGTTGCGGTTCATCGGGCAAAACCCAAGCATCAGCCGCCTACGCCTACACCATCTGGAAGGCGCGACCATTTAACACATCCGTATTCCTGTCCACCACATCAGCGGAAGCAGGCGAGTCGAGAACATGGGGTGCGGTGAAAGACTTGCACAAGGCTGACAAGTTCAAAATCGGCAAGCGCATTGATTCCCTCCACCTGATTACTCTCGATGAAGAAGTGCGCGATGAGGACGGGGTGAAGGAGCGGGATTTCCGCGACGTTATCAAGTGCATCAACATCAAGCCGGGGCAGGAGGGCAAGAACGTAGTCGCATCCATCGTTGGACGTAAAAACGAACACGTAGTCTGGATTTGCGACGAGTTTCCGTTTATGGACGTTGGCGTATTGACGGCTCGCGTGAACTTGAACACGAACCCGTTCTCGCAGTTCATCGGACTCGGTAATGCACCCGAAGAAGGCGACCCGATGTATATTGATGCCGCACCTTTCGGTGATAAGTATCCCGATGGCTGGAAATCGCTGGACAAGGATACGATGGATAGCTGGCCCACTTCATCCGGTCTATGCCTTTACTTCAACGGCGCGAAGTCTCCAAACTTCAAGGAACCCGGCAAGATGCCGTTTCCGCGCCTGATGAACGAGAACTTCCGCAAAGAGATTCTATCGGATGCAGGAGGCGAGGATGCGCCGATGTATTGGAAGCAGTTCTACGGCTTTCCGCCTTCCGTAGATGTGTCGGATAAGGTTCTTTCTGGAAAGCTGATGGAGTCTTGCGGTGCATTCCAGAAAATCAACTGGCAGGACAACAACCTGTCCGCCCTTGCAGGACTCGACCTTGGATTCCGCGCAGGAGGCGATCCCTGTGTCATTCAATTCGGAAAAATCGGTTCCGGCAGGCATGAGGACGACATTGATGCCCGCTACAAGCGCATGATTGCCTTGGAGCGCGATGCTATTGCGCTTGTGCCAAAGCAATCAAAAGAAGCCTTTGAAGTGCAGATTGCAAAGCAGGTAGTCGAACAATGCCGTAGCCGAAGCTGCCACGAACTCGCCTTGGACGTTACGGGTGATGGCGGTATCCTTTTGCAGCACATCGAGCGCGAAGCCCGTGAGCAGTCTTACAGCCTCACCGTTCACGCGATCTCGTTCTCCGGTATCGCTGAAAACCGAATCGTGATTCCCGGCGAGAAGCGCAAGGCCCGCGAGATGTTCGCCAACATGGTGTGTCAGATATGGGGCACTACCCGTCTCGCGATAATGAATAGAGCGGTTGGCGGGATGAACAGTCAATCGAACGTCACCAAGCAACTATGCGCCCGCAAAATGGGCACAGACGAGAAAAAGCGCATGACGATTGAGCGCAAGAAGGACATGAAAGAACGGATTCGCCGTTCACCCGATCACGCTGATGCCGCCTGTCTGCTGATCCATCTGGCAATGCGCAACGGGCTTGCGGGGTATGAGCAAAAGCGGGAAGCCAAGCCGTTCAACCCGGAGGACTACTTGAAGAAAGTCAATCCAGCAGGGAAATATGGGACGCAGCAGCGAAGTGTATATAGCGGGAGATAGCTACTTTTGCTTCCCTAAACTCACCGCATCCCATTCCTTGAACAGATTCTTCAACCACGGGAACATCGGAAACTCGCCGCGCTTGGTAGCCATGCAATGCTCGAAAACGGCAACCCCTTTGTAGCTATGCGCGATGCCGAATCCACCCCATTTCGGGGCATCCCCAATTTCTATCGGGACTCCCGACATTCTGAAGCCTAGCTCAAACGTGAACTTGTCGCCGTGTCCAAGATTAAACCAAACATCGGTATGCTCGTTTAACCAGCCCGTCCAGCGCAACCCCATCCACCCCTCAACCTTGTCCACTATGAACTGCCCGGTTTCCCATTCCACATCCGGCAGCAACCCGCAATAGGTGTATCCCCAGCGGCTCGGATGGCACGGCTTAACGTCATTGAAGAATAACGTCTTGCCTTCGCACAACTGGAATATCGTTTCCGGCTTCACCACTGGAAAGCAGTCAGCATCTATGAACATGACATGACGCCAGGGGCTATGCGTGACAGCGTAATTCTTCAACACCCACCCGCTCATCTTCCGAACCATGTGCTTCCTTAGGACGTTGAACACGTTGACCGTTTCTACCCTCATCTCTGCAAAACTTTTCGCGGCCCATACTGGCATCTCCTTCTCGCCTATGTGCCACACCTGTATCGGCAACTCGCACCCCAATTCCCGTAGCCTTCGGCATAACACCCAACTCCATGACAGATACTTCCCGCCACCAGCTATCACAATACCGCATCCGGTGCAGTCGGGTGGCTCCGATTCCAGTAGCCGATTCTTCCTGACATGATTCACCATTGCGCCGCATCGCTGTTCCTCAAATCGAGGCAACCCGATGCTGTCCTTCGCCTGCGTTTCAGCAAGTGACGGCATACGTTAGATCGAGAACACAGGTTCAGCAGATCGCGCTTCACGTTCCTGCTCCAATTCAGCAAGAAACCGATCCTCGCGCTCACGCCGAAGCTGCTCGTCAGCCAGTTCATTCAACTGCTCATCAGTCAATTCCCCGGTCAAGATGTCAAACGGTAATCCCATATACGTGTTAACCTTTTACGGGGTTTAACGATTACGTCAATACCTTTTATCGGGGTGAAGTGCAGCAGGGTTATAGGGATGCAGGGCAGCAGGTGTATCCGGTGTAGAAGGGTTTAGCGGGTTATGGTGAGACGGGTGCAGCAATCTCCTACTAAAAGAAGATTACTGAAAGAGCTTCGCGGTTTAAAGGAGCCACGGTATGCAGTTTCAACAGTCCTAGCGCGATGGTCTGACTTTGCCTACGCTTGCCCTGCTTTCGTGGGGCTGACTGTAATCTCTCAGCTTGCGCCGATCAACATTAAGAGGGAAGTGATAGTGATACCCAGCCCTCTCCATCCATTCGTCGGGGAGTCCTTCTCAGGTTAGTTCCATAGTCGAGGGATAGAACCCCGCCCGATTACACGCTTGGAGCTTCCACCAAGAGGCCGGATACGCTGGCCCCGCTCTAGGAGAGTGCTGAAATGCTAGTCCCTAGAAAAACGAAACCCAAACCGGAATCAGCGGTTTGGGTTTCAACTGTCTTGTAGCCCTAGTTACCCAAGGCATCAGTGCTTTGCTCGCTCCGCTGATTCCGGCTTGCGATCTGCACGGATACTGCCATGCCCGTTCTATCCGTCAAATCTTTTTTCAATAAATCTTCTTGACCTTGCTAGTAAAGTGCCATATCACCTACGTCCACACCTATGAAATGCCCACGCTGCAAACTCGTCTGGAAAGTCAAAGCATACGCCGATGGAGGGAAAATCCGCTGGCGCAAAATGACAAAGGAACAACGCCTCGCATGGGCTGCAAAGATGCAGGAGGGGCGCAGGAAGCAGGTAATCGAAGCACGGCTGGCGAAGGAACAAGCTAAAACACAACAACCATGAACATACCAAAAATTAACTTCAACGTAGATAAGTATAGGAAAATCTGCCAAAAGCTAGACCCGATTCTAGCTGAGTCAATCAGTAGCCGAAGCGTGGACGATTGGAACTGTGCGGTAATGGCACTAGCGAGTTCGCTTCTTAGTATGCACATGGACAGCAAGACAAGCCTTGAAGATTCCATAAATATGGCGCAGCAGACTATCCAATGTGTGCCGAGCCTCTTTATCGTGATAAGCCAGAGGGAGACCAAGCAACCATGAACGAAACCAACCTCAAGACCTTATTCGCATCCGTGAAAGGGGTGACGCTGTGACCACCACCGAACACCTATCACTCATCGAGTCTAAGTGCGAAGCCAACCTAGATTATCTGCAACTGTGTCGCAGCGGCGGTGCTCTAATTACAAAAATAGACCTACTTGCCGAAGCTGGATGGAAAAGCACGCTGGCGGCGATTGAGGGGTTGCGAAAGCTAGCCTTAGAAACAGAGCTTTATCCCGGACATGGCGGAAGCCCGAATGTCCTGCGTGTCATAGACGCAATCATCGCCGCATGGCCCATCGAACTACTCCAATGAACAATCAACAATGTGCTAATCCAGCTATGACTCCCCACACCTACGACTTCGCGATCTACAACGGCAGGGTCAAGGTCTATGTGGACGGCTACGTGATGTTCACGTTCAATCAGATCGATTTTAAGGGCTACTACGCCTACAAGGACGACACGTTGCTGTTCGGCATAGACATCTACCTCGTTGATACGACGATGGAAATCTACTTCAAAACCAAGGAAAACTGGTTCGCAATTCTCGCGCTACTCGACAAAAATCTATGAACGAACTATTCCAAATCACCGAAACGAAACCGACGAAGCTACAAGCCGCGAGGCGTGCGCTGGCGGATGCAGAGAGAGAGCTTGCCGCAGCAATCGAAAGAGACTTGCCCGAAGGTGATGACGGCAGGAGCGAGATTGATGATTACGACCGCGCCGTGAACCGCTTTGCCGAACTCGTCAAAGCAGAAGAACTGGCCGAGTTGAACAATTCAAAACAAAACATTGTATGAACATCATCAAACTAATCACCATCCCGATATGCTTTATCGCGTGGGCAATCCTGACAATAGCTTGGGCAATAGACCGTGAAGAAGGGGAAACTCTCAAGGAATACATCGCGAAACAAATACTATGATACCAAACGAACGACCAACGCCGCTCACTGATGCGGAATCCTCACGAATTGGCGGACATTCGCAACCAAGCGACAGGGTGTCTGCCGACTTCGCCCGCACCCTAGAGCAAATGCTCGCAGAGCGGACGGAGGAAAGGGATAAGTGGGCAAACCTTGCCGCGCAATACTCAGCCGAGCGTGAGCATAACGCAAATATGGCGTTGGCTTACAAAGCAGACTTAGACCTAATGACTCAGGATAGGGACTCGGAGACGCGATGGGCGGCAACGTATGTAAAGGAAAAAGACACCGCACTCTCCAAGCTCGCCAAGTGCAGGACGGCGTTGGAGTCAATCGCCAGATACGACAAAGACAGCAAGCACGGCGACGGGATTTGCCCTTACGGTTGTGACACCCCAGGCATCGCCCGCCAAACCCTAGAAGAAACCAAATGAGCAACGAACTACCACGAACAGACATAACACCTGAGCTTGCCCGCGACGTAGCTGAGCATGAATGTGAAAAGCTACGCATCGAACTCGCCGCAGTCACCGCAGAGCTGGAGATGTGGCGAGATGGAAGCATAGTTAGGGAAGAAGATAAGGCCGAGCGGGATGCGCTGAAACACGCGCTAATCGAACTTGAGGCGGCAGCGGAAGCGTATGCAGCAGATCAATCGCGGGCTACCGATAGCCGATGCGGGCTTGTTCAGCCGATAACCGTAGAGGACGGCAATCGCCTATTGTCCGCGCTGAAAGCAGCAAACGAACTCTCGGCAATACCGAGACTTGGAGGCGAACAATGAGCGCAACCAACCGTGGCGCAATCCGCCGAGAAGCAGATTTCTACGCCACCCCACTATCAGCATTTACCCAGCTCTTGCCGTATCTGGACAGGAATCTCGAACATTGGGAGCCATCCTACGGAGACGCAAGACTCGTCACATCCATGCTGGATTACAAAATAGCCGCATTCGGCAACGACCTAAACAACGGATACGACTTCCTAAAGGACGACACCCTACGCGAGTGCATCATCACCAACCCGCCCTACTCCATCGCTTTCGAGTTCTGCCAGCACGCAGTAGCTCATGCAGACGAAGTATTCATGCTGCTTCGGATCAACTTCCTCGCCAGCCGCAAACGAGCAGCATGGTTTAAGGCAAACGAACCTTCCGCATTATTCGTCCTGAGCAAACGCCCATGCTTCACGGACAACGGAAAGACAGATGCGACAGACTACGCATGGTTCTATTGGGGCAACAGACACAAGGGAATCATCCATCTATGACCCCAACCCCGCTCACCACCGCAGCCCTTTCTTCCCTCAACAATCAACTGATGACCAAGGCCGACTTCATCCAGTTCGCCCAATCCCTTGAACTCCAACTCATCGCAGCATCCCTTGAACGGGACTCCCTGCTACTCGACCACCGCAAAGTCTGCGCAGCCTGCCGGGAACTGGAAAAGTGCAAAACCCCATTACTCAACTTCCTTGAATAACCTACTCCACGATCTCGGCGGCAGTAAGTTCGGCTGCATCCTCGCAGACCCTCCTTGGCAGATATGCACAGGAGGAAAAGGTGGATGGGGAACGCCTCAAATGCACTACCAAGTTATGCCTACGCCTCAAATAATCAGAGAGCTTCAATGGGTAAAGCCGCTAATAGCGGAACAGGCTAACTGCTATTTATGGGTCGTGAATAATAAACTTCAAGACGGCTTGGATTTAATGAAGGAGCTAGGATTTCACTACATAACAAACTTGGTGTGGGTGAAGGACAAAATCGGCATGGGGCAATACTTTCGAGGCCAGCACGAACTGCTTCTTTTCGGCAGAAAAGGAAAGCCGATGCCATACAGGTATGAGGCTGGTAAGCGAGTAACTATCTCAAGCGTCATCTCGGAGCCAAAACAAGATCATAGCAGAAAACCCGATAGCTTTTACTCGATAATCGAACGCATAAGTTACGGCCCATATCTTGAACTATTCGCCCGCCGAAAACGACCAGGCTGGACTGCATGGGGAAATCAGGTTGAATACGACTTGCTCTCATCCGTTGATAATACACGCATATAAACAATCAATCCCCCTAACCACCTGATCTATTTTCCCCTGTTGGACAAATATAATCTTGACACGTTTCCATCTTCCAGATTCCCTCGCGTGTAGATCATAAACGCGAAGCGGATCATGGCTATATCGGGGAATAGGGATGTCGTGTTGCACCGTTGCACGTAGCACCGTTGCCGCGATCCACTTCAACCGCTCTCCACTTCACCACGGTATAAGAAAGTGAACGGACGCTCCGTATTCACGGTTGCAGGGTTGCCGAGCAGCAGGGATGCAGGAGTGCGGGGTTGCAGCGGTAATAGGGATGCAGCGGTATCGGGTTGTCGTGGTTCCGCTGAAAACGGTTTCAGAGGTAAAATCTGCGGGAGGGGTGTTACGGAACCGCATCTCCGCTGATCCGCCCCTCCCGCTAGGGTGGATCACCCATTGCTCCGGGCAAAGGGATTCCTTAGCCCCTGCACCACGGCAGCCCCAGCAGCAGCACAGCACCAGCACCAGCACCGGACAGCCCCAGCAGCAGGAGACAGCGGCAGCAGGCGACAACAGCAGCAGCTATCCACTGAACACGCTCCTCCCCGATATAAGGAGCAGCACCAGCACCGGACAGCACAGCACCAGCGCGACCAGCGATCCACGGCCCACGCTCGACCACGGATCAGCAGGTGCGGCAGGTGCAGAAATACCCGAAAGACGCAGCACCCACGGCATTGTCTACCAATCCGATAGACAATCAGAGGGGATGAACGGTTGAACGGTGCTCGGATGCAGTATGCCCGCAAATGGCAGAAATGGCAGCAGCGCAGAAGAAGCAGGAGACGCAAACCACCGCATCCCGATCACCCTTCACCACGGCAGCACCGGACAAGCGACAACAGCACCACGGCAGCACCTGGACGACGACACCCGAAGCACCACGGCAGCCGATGCAGCCGATGCTAAGCGCACCAGAATAGTCAGCGTGACCGAATATCTATTTTCCCGACTTGGCACGGTTTCTGTTTTTCCGCTCTAAACTATTTTAGTTAAAAAGTGAAATAGTTATTGACGGCAGACGTGCACCGTGTAGATTCCCCTACGTGAGAACATTCAACATCCACCAACAAAAACCACTTATGAAACACTCCACCCAACTAGCCGATATACTAGCGGACGCATATATCAGCGACAAACCCGCACCCGGCCACGCTTGCGACAAATGCGGACACATCACGCACGACGGCATTGAGACTTTGCAACACTTGATCGAGTGCGCGAAGCCCGCCGCCGCCGCGCTTGCTATGCAGCGCAAACACAACCAGCAACAAGCCGCCCTTGGAGCTTGCGTCATCCTCACGCCAGGCGACCCCGCAGAGCGCGATCCCGATTTGATGGCCGAGCGCATAGCAGCGCAAAAGGCGATCTATCTCGCAGAAATGGAAAAGCGCAACACGGCAGCACAGACCGCACAGCCCAACAACGACAGCACCCGCAAAACCTACGTTGCCGAATACATGAACGGAAAGACCCGCCGCTTCAAGTGCCGCACCTACGCCGAAGCCGTGCAAAAGGCACACGCCGTCTCTCCCGCAGTAGCAGACATCACCGAACTCTAAACCATAACCCTTTTAACGCAATGACACTTCCACCGCTTTTCTACCGCTCACGTTCAACCCCTGCAATCAGCAACCGCACCTTGCAGAGTGAGCGAGGATGCTATCTTTACAACTGTTTGACCGATCCCGCCAAACTCCGCACCGATGCCGAGCACGCCCGATGCCGCAAGCACGCCCGCAAAGTCCGCGCTTTCCTATTCCGCAAGGGCTGGGCATTTGAATCTGAAAATGGAACCCTTTCCCCCCGCTAAACCAACAAACCAACACCGCACCACCGTGATCACACTATCCAAAACAACCGCACCCACCAAAAGCCAGGAGATCGCCGCACTTGTCGCATTCTGCAAATCCCTGCCAGATAACAGCTATCTTGCCGAGTGGCTGAACTACGCGATCCCCTCAATCATACAGGCGATCACAAGCGACATTTTCCCCGATGCGCTCCCGGCCCATGCAGCGCAGCACGCGAAGCAAATCCGCGAAGACGCGAAAGCCGACGCTGAACAGATCAAGGCGCAGGCGATGCGCGAGGCTAAGCAAATCACAGCAGCAGCAACAGCAGCAACCGAGGAGCAACGCCGCAAGCTCAACCGAGACACCGAATCACTCCGCGCCACCGCCCGCGCAATTTTGAACAACTAAACCACCGCACCACCGCACCCGATGAAAGACCTTTCCAACATTGACAAAAGCGCGTTCCGCCGTGGCGAGTATATCGGTTACGCAAACGGAACCTACCGCATCACGCGCAGCACTTCCAGCTATGGAAAATGGCACGCGCAACCGATCCCGCTTTACGATGCAGCCGGGAACCAACGGCCCGCCTTCTACGGTTTCACCCTTTCGCAGATCAACGCCAACCTCGTAAACCTTAACAAATGACCGCAAAACCCATCACCACCGCACCCCGCATCCGGCACAACCTCGCCAGCTATCGCAGAGCGCAAACGATCCACCGGGCGATCATCTTAACCCTTTTGACCCTTGCCGCTATCATCGCGGCGAGCTTGTAACCCCTGGAGCGCAACAACAACAAAACCAAACACCACAAAAGCAACAACATGAAAACAACGACAGCACCAGCACCAGCAACCGAAGCAACCACCACCACGAACGACTTGCGCCACGGCATTACCATAATCAGCGGAAACGAGCGCACCACGATCAAAATCCGCCTCAATGACGAATGCAACAACGGACACGAGGATTTCAGCATCACCGCAGACGTTGACGAGAAGCGCAAAAACGGCAGATGGGTAAATTTAATGGCAGGATGCTGTCACGATCAAATATTGAAACTTCGCCCCGATCTCGCGCCCTTTGTGACGCTCCACCTTTGCACACACGAAGGCTTGCCGATGCACAGCGCAGCGAATGCTTTCTACTGGTTCGCTGGTTTCAGTGGCGGACTAGGGCAGCAGTATCACGGCGGAAGCGGAAAAAGCGGAAATAGCGCGGAAGATTGCCGCCGAATTTTTGCCGAGCATATCCACGCAACCAACGAACAAGTTGCCGCCATCGTCGCAGCAATGCCGCGCACGGAGCTAGAACTCCGCGCAGTCTTAGAGGATCACGGATTCATTGCACAATGGAAAGGCGAAGCAGATGCCGCTATCGCAATGCTGGAACAGTGGACAGGTAAAAAGTTCAAGAGCACAGCGACCCGTGGCTTGTGGGACACCGTAACACCCGAACAACGCGCACAGATCGAGCATCGTCGCGCTTCCGGATACTACACGCCCGAACAAGTCGCAGCACGCGACAAGGCGAAAGCAAAGGCGCAGAAATCCGCGAAGCTGGCAGAAATCCGCGCAGACCTAGCGAAGAAGATCGAGAAGGAGCAACGCGGCGCGCAAGTTGCGCTTTACATGGCCGAACGCTATTTCCCGCGCTTCCGCAACTTCATTTACTACACCCACAGCAACACGATCAGTTTCAACTGGAGCAGCACGGAGAAGTTGACCACCCGCGACGAGTTTGATCAGGTAGTAGCAGAAGCAGACCGATCCGCACTTCCCGAAGGCATCGCGTTCACCTTTCAAGATCGCCCGAAATACTAGCCCCGCACCCCGCCCTTTTCCCCGGTCACCGAGGCGAAGGGCGGCAGCGGGGCCGGATAAACCCAGCAACCGAAGCAACACCACATCCACCACGACCATGAAATCACACGACCTCTGCAACCTTGCTGTCATTTTCCGACGCAACAGCAGCGACACGAACCACGTTTCAACCCTTGAACTAATAACGCAGGCGGGGCTTGCTTTCCTTTTCGGAGTATATCGCGGAACCCCCGAACGCTACACCCGCAAACGCCGCCAGATTCGGAACGAGATTGCCGATGCACTAGAGCGCAAAGCACAGGAGGCAACCCGATGACAACAAGCACCCGCGCAACCTATGCACCCGCAGCAACCCACTTCCGCGATGGGCGGGGAGTGCTCTGGAAAATGTCAGACTTTTGCGGCGATTACGTCCGGGTAATTTGCGGCACTTGGAAGATTCCAGCACAGCCGAACGCGATCCGGCCATTGACCTACCACAAAACCCTTTCACCCCAGCACTAAACAACAACAACACAACAACACAACAACACCACAACAATGAAAACCACATCACAGAAAAGCTACCAGCAGATCGCCGGAGACAGCACAACAGATCGCGTTACTGGCGGGGACACCGCGCCCGCTTCACCCGGTCACACGCCGGAGATCGCAGCGATACCCGGAGCAGATGAAACGCTTTTGCGCGAGGTATTAGAGGACGCATTCGCCACCGATACGGAAACAGAGGATCAACTTTGCACGCTTGTCGCAAGTCTTTTCTCGCATACAGAGACACAGAGAGCAGAGATCAAAGCGTTGCGGGATGCGCTCGCCGCCGCTGTGCAGTATCTTGAAAAGCACCGCCCCACGGGAAAAATCCGCGACATATTCAGTGAGTTGAACGAATATGAAAACGGGGTGATGAAGCCCGCACGCGCAGCCTTGAAAGGAGCGACCAAATGATCACCTATATCCTCACAAGGCGGATCAAGCGCAAGCTATGGGGAATCGCCGGAACAAGTTGCGGAGGTTGCATCGCAGGAGCGGAAACCGTTTTCAGCTTTTGCGGGGCGGGGCAACCCGGCGACGAGGTTGCATGGGCAACAGTTGAAAAGCAGAAAAACTATGCGGGGCGAATCCCTAGCTTCCGCGAAGTCTCATGCACAGCACGCGAGAAATCGATCCACTGGCATCGCCAAACGGCAAGCGCACCCCATTACCCGACCTTTGCCCGATACATCGAGACTTTTGACGATGCAGCGCAATACGAGGCAGAACTGGCAGACATTTTCGAGAAGAAAGGAGCAACAGTATGAACGCGAACCACTACAAGGCAACGCTTGAGCATATGCTAGGCGTGAAGCTGAAACGATGCCGGATCGGAGCCGGATCGATGCGGCAGTATATCAAAATCAGCATTGCCGCACCCTTCCCGCCACTTGAGCACAGCGCAGACAGTAGAGCGCGGAACGAGTGGATCGGATCGCGGGTAGGATTTGCCCCGTTTTATACGTCGCGGGAATACAATGGCGACGTTTGCGCTGACTTGCGGATCGGAGCGATCAAGATGCCAGCAGAAAATTATGCGGAGGTGGCGCAATGAACCCCGCAACCCCGAAACACTGGACACTTCACGCGAAGCTAACAGCACTCGCGGAACGCGGAACCGATGGAGAGCGCGAAAGCGCAGCCGCGAAGCTCGCCAAACTTTGCACCCGCTACGACTTCACCACTCCACCAGAAGCAACAGGCGACATTTTTTCCGGCTTCGCCTTTTCCCATTGCATCCGAGGCGAAGCGCAACCGCTGATTGAATTGCCGGATGCTGATGGAGATATAGCTTCCGCTATCAAGTGGGCATTTGAAAGCCAGCTAGGGCTGGCGGGGAGCTTCCGCTATGCCGGAGCCAAGCTAGAAATCCGCATAGCCTCCCCCGCTTCCGCTATGCCCGGCTTGCGCTCACTGGCGGAATCCATCGGCAAAAGTTTCGCCCGACTATGGCAGGAGTTCGCCAAGACACCGGGCATCGAGCAGAACGTGAAACGGCAGTTTATTGCTGGACTTACAGACGGGATGCTCCACGACGAAAGGCGGGGACAGGCACTCCCACCACCGATTACCGCTAAAAAGCCCAAGGCGGGGCGCAGGAAGCGTGCAATCGGGCATCCCGTAGGCGTTGCCGTCCACCCTTACAGCGTAGCCGTGGAAATGGGGCGCAGGGTAAGAGTTGCAGCCCCGATAGGAGCGATAGTCGAAGAATTGCAGAACACCGTAGCAGCGTTGCAGGAGGTTGCAGCATGAACTACTACCCGATAGGCACAAAGTTCACCCCGATAGGCAAGCACGCAACGGAATGCACCGTGACCGATATGCTGACAACCCGCAATCTGGCAGGGGAGATCGTGGCAATCCGATACGTTGCAACGCATATTTTTATGGGGCAGACAGTGACAAACCGCGACATCGCAGCCGCGACAATAGCGCGAGGCATAGGCGGGGAGGTGAAGTCATGAAAAAGAAAATCACCAAATCCGCCAGAAAGAAGGCAAGGAAGTTGCAGGCTTTTAAGTTACTGCGAATGCGCTACGAAAGCGCAAGAACCAGCCGGGACTTTTTCGCAAAACTTACAAAACAGCTAAGGGCGGAAATGAAACAAGCAAAGCCATGAACCTTCTCCACTTCATCCTCGACATTAACCGCGCCCGCGCAGAGGCTATACGCCGAGAGCTTGAACAGCGTGACCGTGCAGACGACAACCCGACAACCGAGCAGCCCGAACCCGCGCAACCAGCAATCCCGGCAGCACCGGAATAGTTAATACGGATAAACCTTTCATTGTGGTGATGGATAGTCGCCTCGTCCGTGTCTCGACATGGGCGGGGCGATTCCCTTTTAATCCTCCAACAGATTCGTTTCCCCAATC